CCGATGGTAGTGTGGGGTTTCCCCATGTGAGAGTAGGTCATCGTCAAGATTAAATTCCGAAACCCCTATCTGCATCTGCAGGTAGGGGTTTTGTCTTTGTGGGCTGAAAGTATCCTGCAAGGCGGGCATAAAAAAACCACCTTGGGAGGTGGTTTCAGACATGTCACTGTCAGCTCAGTCGCCGTAATACTCGCAGCCACTGGTGCAGGTCTCATGGATACGCACCTTGCTCAGTTCTGGCAGCAACGGCTTGACCTGGTCCCAGATCCATTTGGCAATCACTTCGCTGGTCGGGTTCTCCAGGCCAGGGATGTCATTGAGGTAGTTGTGGTCTAGCTGCTCGTACAGCGGCTTGAAAATCGCCTTGATCTCCGAGAAGTCGCGAATCCAGCCGGTATGCGGATCCAGCTGGCCGGTCAGGTGCAAGGCAACCTTGAAGGAGTGGCCGTGCAGGCGCCCGCATTTGTGCCCGGCGGGCACATTCGGCAAGCGGTGGGCCGATTCGAAGGTGAACTCTTTGAAAATTTCCACTGGTGGACCTGTAATGCTGGTGGGGTAAGGGCTTGAGCGGAATTGTCTGATTCGATGTACTGCTCAATGTACTGATTGGTCGTCGCTGGGCTCAAAAGAGGTCATCCATTGAGAGATGTCCGACTGCCGCCAGGCGACCGAGTTGGGTCCTATTCTAACCTGTTTTGGGAAGGTGCCTTCCCGGATTCTGCGATACACGGTGTTCCGGCCGATGCCGGTCACGTGCAGCACCTCATCGAGGCGCAGGAAGCGATCAATGTTTTCTGCGTGGCGCATACGTGGTCTCCACGCCGCCGGTGGCGGCAGGTTGGTGGTCAGGCAGTGGCCGCAGTGATGGTCTGCTCGAAGCGCGAAGCCAGTTCGGCGTTGACCTCGGCCTTTGCCAGGCTGTCGGCGGTGCCCTTGGCACGGTGCAGGGCTTCGTACTTGCGCAGCTGGGCAGCGGCTTCGATCAGATCCCTCAGCAGCAGGGGCGCCGCGGCGATCAGCTTGGCGTTGGCCCGGCGCAGATCCCGGCTGAGTTCAGCAGGTCCGATCTCGGTGAAGGTCACGCAGTCTCCGCAATCAGCGATCATCCAGCCGTCAGAGGGGAGCGCCTTCACGCCATCACCACTGTCGGCGCCCAGGCCGGTGAAGACCTCGGTTTCGTTCAAGACTTCCCATGGGCCGGGCGTGTGCTTGTGTTTCGTCATGGCAATAGCTCTCCATGCCCGCGGATGTCGGCGGGCTTGAGTTGTAGGGGAGGGGTTAGGCGAGTTCGGCGCCGAACGCGTCGACCAGGGCCTGGCTGGTGAAGTTGATCGGGAGAGCGTCGGTGCTCTTTCCGTCGCTGATGAGTACCCAGCCGTTCTTGTACAAGGTGCAGGTGTTGCGGCCATGTTGGATCTTGGCGATCGGCAGGCTGCCGAATGGAAGCCAGCGATTGATACGGTAGAGCAGCTTCATCGCGGCCCCCTGTAGATCAGGTAGGCCATATAGGCGAGGGCGATCATGGCTTCTCCTTGCGGGCCTGCTGGGAGCGGTACATTTCAGCGCTGCTTGAGCAGCCTCCGCCTTGGCAGCCATGCTCGTGGCAGGCGGTCGAGTTGCACACCGACCGGTAGCCGGTACCACCACACATGCTGCAGCCGGCTCCGGCATGGGACGGGCATGGATACACCTCCCATGGCGATCCCCATTTCTGCCGGCTGGGCCGTAGCATCCCGGTGCCAGCGTCCGGTACTTGCTGATCTTGTCGATCGCTCACAGCTGATACCTCTCATCAATCCAGCGCCCAGGCGCCAGTGCGGGTGTATGTTCGGGTTGTGTTTCGTGCGGGGAGAGCTGGCGCTGGTTGCCGGCCTGCAGCTGGCTGTCGGGGATGCAGCTGATGCCTTTCCCGTACCAGCTACTTGCTATCCAGCACGTAACCTCGCGACGATCGTCGTGAATGACGGTCACGCCATCGCCAAAGCTCATGTCTTCACGCTCAATCCGGCGAATTTCTGCATCGGGTGTTGTTGCGCTGGCGCCGGTGGCCAGCAGCAGGAGGCAGAGGGCGAGGCGGGTCATGGCTGAACCTCGCGCATCTGCTTGTAATAGTCTCCGGCGGGGCCGGCGTAGCGCAGAGCGTCCGTGACGTTCATCCAGCCAAGGCTTTTGGCGAGAGCCCACACCTCGTCGTAATGCTCTGCCTTGCGGCTCTCCATGCCCTTCCGGTGCGCCTCATGGTGAGCGGCCAGCGCTCTGACGCAACGCTTGCAGGTGACCAAGCCTTCCTTCGTAGTGAAATCGCCCTCGATCAGGTTGGTGCCGCAGAAAACGTAGTCGTCGCCGTCGTCTTGTGGCGCGCCTGATCCGCCGAAGGTGAAGTGTGTTTTCCGCCTGCTCATTCCTTCACCTCGATGGCCACGTCGTCATGAATCCACTCGATGTCGAGCAGGTCGTCCTCAGTGATCTGGTCCTCCCTGGTGTCACTCATGCTCACCAGGTCCTGAACCTCTTCGTCCGGCACGTTCTCCATTACCTTGCGGAAGTTCACGACCGCTTTCCCGGTCAGGATGATTGTTTTGCCCACGGCAGATCCTTGGCCGCCATATCGCGGCAGTGAATAGAGGGGAGAGGGGTAGGGGTGTTGCTACGGAACGCGGACCCACCAGCTTTGCGCGTAGGCCACGCCGTCGATGAACTCGATGCCGGTGAACGTGGCGCCCATGGTCGACATACCAGTCATCACCGCCTCATACAGCGGCGGTAAAAGCGGCTCGCCCGGGTGAATCTTCAGGATCGACGCAGAGCTGGAAGGCCGGCCCATGGGTGAGAACGCATCGACGCACAGGTGCACGTCTCCGCGGATCGGCACGGCGGTGTTGATCTCTTTCTTGCTGCGGGGCACGCCGCGCACGCGCATTGGAACGATGAGGAAGTGCATAGAGAGTACTGTTCAAATAAACAGTATTTTGTTCCCGCTTCGCTCGGCCGTCGATGGCGGTTCGTCGGGTGGAGTACAAATGTGCTCCTGCTATGACTTGCGCTCCAGGGCGGCGCGGGCTTCATCCACTGCATCAGCAAGGTTGCCGAAACCTGCCTGCCTAAGCATCAAGGCGGCCGGCACCAGCTCAACCTGCTCAACCTGCGCGCTCGGCGGGCTGTCTTTGTCTAGCTGGCAGACGTCTGTGCAACCAGCGCAGGCTCCGCACGACTTCGGCTCTGCGCTGGTTGCACAAACGGCTGCTACCCTTGCAGCTAGGTCGGCGGGTAGATCGAAGTCAACGCCGGACGAATGCCGTTTGTTGATATCGCGCAGCAGCGCATCCCGCTCGGCCAGCTGGGCGCGCAAGTCGATAGCGTTCTGCGCGAAGGCATCTCGGGAAGACTTCACGCTCTCCAGCTCAGCACGCAGCCGCTCAACCTCGCCAGCTTCGGCGTGGGTGTAGAGCGGTGTCCAGTCGTTCGTGAAGGGCTTTTCGCAGTACTCGCGACCATCCACAAATTCCCGATAAAAAGCCACCGGCTCGCCCTGGTGCTGGTCGGCCGGCTGGGCGAGAAGGGCGCGCAGCTCCTTCCTCGTTCGGTCTTGGGTAATTCGAAGTCCGTTGCACGCTTCCTCAAGGAGGCTGCGCGGCGCGCTGAACATCTGTTCGGTGTTGCTGGATCGGTTTTCTGTGGGCATGGGGCGCCTCGTAAAACTGGTGATGGGAGTTGATTCGCCGCGCGGCGCCGGCGCCCGCTCTTGGAAAAAACCCAAGAGGACGAGCTTTTCACCGGCTTGCAGAATTTCCTCAAATACAGAGGAGCTGCACCGAGATGAAGAAGCGAGTGATAGAAGAGGTGATCGTTGAGCTAATAGCCCAGGGCATCCTGGATCTGGTGGCCTGGGCTTGGGCGCTGGTAAAGACCCTGCTATGCAGCTGAGGCAAGCCTTTCGGTTGTACGCCAAGGGTCGTTGGCGCGGGCCAGAGCCGCCATCGGAGGCGGGCTGACGCTATTTCCGCACATGTGCACCTGCTCGGTCTTGGTGAAAGGCTTGCCGTCGGCACCCTTGTCGATGATGTAGCTGGCCGGGAAGCCCTGGGCGCGGTAGAGCTCGTGCGGCTGCAGCATGCGCAGGCAGATGTCGACGATCACGTAAGGCGTACCCTTCACGAACACCGTGACCAGGCCCAGGCGGTCCTTGGTGGTGACCGTCGGCGCTGGCGCGTCTGCCGCGCTGGTGTTCTCGGTGCCGTAGTAGCTGACCAAGAAGGCCGCTACGCGCAGCGCCCCAGCTTCGTGCTCTGGCGAGAGCGTGTATTCGAGCAGGGCGTGATGCTCGGCGCCGGCGGTCATTGTGGGCACCGGCTCATCGATAGCGCGCCCGATGCAGTTGCGGCGCAGCGTGGCCAGGCTGGCGGTAGCCAGGCGCTGCTGGCTGCCGGTGTTGGTCACGGTGCTCATGGGCTCGTCGGCGCCCTTGGCTGGGGTGGCATTGAAGCCGCCGTTGGCCTGTTCGATGAATGCGGCGACCAGTGCACGGTGGTTCTGCGTCAGCAGCGTACCGACAGGCTGATCAGCAGGAACTGGCTTACCAGAAAAAGATGGCCCGCCGGTTCCGACCATCATCGGACTCGCCATCATCAACTCGCCGCGGTTTGCAGCGGTGACCGTCGGGAGTGGTTCGGCTGGATCATTCACCCGGTCGGCGCCCTGATGGGTTGCAGGCAAGATGACGGGGCTGGCCATGGCGAATGACCCGCCGCGCGGCCAGGACGTCACCGTACGCAACGGTTCATCTGCTGACTGGGCCAGCTCGCCCGACCAGTTCGCAATCGGCACGATGAAGGGCTGAGGGCTGTCGATCACGAACTTCTTCATGCCCTTGGCCACCCGCCGCAGCGTTGCATCAGCCAGAGCTTTCTTGCGGCCGAAGATGCTCTTGCTGGGCACCGTCCAATCGATGCAGTCGGCGGCCGTGCGCCACTTCTGTTGGTCCTTGGAGGGCTTCTTCGCGTGGGTAGGCTCCGGCCACACGATGGGCTGGCCATCGCACCGGGCGATCATGAATAACCGCTCCCGGCTGGTTGGCGCGCCGAAGTCACAGGCCTTGATGATTCGCCACTCCACCTGGTAGCCCATTCCTTCCAGCAGGTGCACAAAGCGGCGCCAGGTGATGCCGCGGCGTTTCGGGTTCGGTACCAGGAACTGCTGGTGCACCGGCACGCGCTCGCCCGGGGCAGCCACGGTGCCATCCAGTTTCATCACCCGGCCGGTGGCCTTGTCGCGCTTCGCGATGAGCGGGCCCCAGTGCAGGATCTGCTTCACGTTCTCCAGGCTGATCACGCGGGGCTTCTTCTTGCCGCCCCACTTCAGGCCAATCCACGACAGGTTGCGTATTTCGCGCTTGCGCGGCTGGCCGCCGGCCGCCTGGCTGTGGTGCGTGCAGTCGGGCGACATGTGGAACCAGCCAACAGGCCGGCCCTGGCATTCCTCGTCTGGGTCACCTTCGAAGACGTCGGTGGTGTAGTGCCGCGCCGCCGGGTGGTTGGCGGTGTGCATGCTGATTGCTGCGGAGTTGTGGTTCTTGGCCACGGTCACCGGTCGACCCAGGCCCATCTCCAGGCCGGTACCGGCGCCGCCACCACCGCAGAAGAAGTCGACAACGATCTCATCGTCTTGAGGATCGAAGCCAAGGCCGTACTGGGTTTTGAAGTCGAGGGGGTTCTTTTTCTGAAACGCAGACATGGGCGGTCCTCGCCGGCTATATTGCCAAGCATTCTGGGGAGGGGTGGGTATGGATCAGGCTTTGCTCAACGACATAATTTCTACGTCAGTTGGCGGTGCTGCTGGTGGCGCGGTCGCGGGAGTGGTAATCATGGCCATCCAAGGGATTCGGGCCACATGGCTTTTGAGGCGAGATGCAAATCGGGCTTACAACTGGCTCGTTAAAAACTCTGACAAGGCCAAGCCATTCCGCTCTACGCGATCAATCGCAAGTCACACCAATCTCACTGAAGATCGAGTGCGGTTCGTATGCAGCCAGGACAGGCGGATAAAGCTGTCCACCGGGGAAAAGGCGGATGTTTGGAGTCTTCACATTCGGAACAGATCCTCGTCCTTCTTCACCGGCGTCTCGGAAGAGCCGTGATGTCTCCTGCTCGCGTTGCGGCGCCCTCGCCGGGGTGGCGTGATTCGTTGAAGTGGGGTATTGGTGTCGCGCTTATTTCAAGGAGAGCGCTGTGGAGTGGTATGAATCGTTGTTTTTGCAGGCATGTGGCCATGTACTGACCCAGTCGCGGGTAGCCAATCTTCGTAGAGTCGATGGCGTGTTGAATCTGGATATCGCATCCACTCGTGACCTCGTCGACTCATATCAACGCGGCGTTGCATTGGTGTTCAGCGCTTCAAAAGTGAAGGAGAAGCTTTCCGAAGGTGCAGATAGTGTTCTTCTGCTTCTTGTCCACGAGCATCAGTTTTATAACGCGATGGAAGAGCTGAAGAAGGAACAAGATGTCGTCCTTAGCGCAACATTGCGAACTGACGCCAGATCGAGCGATTTCTCCAACTACCACGTCGACGTTGCCTTGATCAGGAAGACTTCAGCTGTTGCCATGGGCATTGCCCACTAACTGGTCAGACACGAACTCGCTGGCGGGCAGCGCGGGAGGGTCAGCTGGCTATGGCCTGTTGTCCGCTCCGCAGTTGCGGCAGTTGTTCTCGAAGCGCTGGCGGTCGCTGATGAAGCGGCCGCAGCCGTGGCAGTTGAACATCATCATTCGGGGCTTCCTCTGCTGGGGCAGTACGATGCCGGTTCCGCGCAGTGCCTCCTTGATATCGACGTCGTCGCGCTCGACCAGGCGGCGGCTGTGCGCGTCGATGTAGGCGCAGGGCCAGGCCACGGCACCGTGGTGGCCTAGGCGCCTGGAAACCGTCGCTACGTCAGCCGCAGGCACCTTGATGGCAAGCTTCAGGTCGCTGGAGAAGTTCACCATCTCTCCCAGCCAGATCAGGTTGTTGCCGTTCCAGACCTTCGGCCTCTGCAGGTAGAACTCGGCTGAGTTCGGGTATTGCTCGAAGGCATCCTCCAGGCTGATGCACTGGTGGTCGACGCCCAGGCGGGTTCGTGCATCGACGTAGTCCTTCGGCCATGGGATGTCGGTGTCGCGGTGATCGAGGGCGCCGTCCTGGGTAAACAGCTGAGCCCTGTCCAGGTCCGTGACATACCCTGATCCGCCGACTCCCCAGAACGACAGGCCGTCGCCGACGTAGGCGTGCGGTCGGCTGTCTTGAAGATAGAACTGGCTCATGGCTTTCTCCATGCATGCGCCGCCGACCGTGACCTAGGGCGGCATGGCAATTTTTTAGGGTTTGGGGTATTACGGTCGGCCGGCATTTGAGACCGGCACAAGGAGAAACAATGAAACTCGTAGTCGATCGTCCATGGGCAAACATCCTCACCATTGAAACTGGGAAGGGAAAAGGCAAGGAAGTTATGGCCAAGGCTAGCTGGGGCGAAGACAAAGACCCGCTCCCTCTGTATGTTGAAGTGGCTGTGAACGAGGATGGCGAATTGATCATCGGCCGCATCGACGGCCCATTCGAAAGCATCAGCCAGGCCGAGCAATTGGCGCTGGAGAAGGCTGCCCGTTGGTACGATAAGCAGGCTTGACCAGGTATTGTCTAGCGCCGGCCTGATTTCAGGCTCGCTCAGCGAGAAGGATCAGTCCGGTGTCGTCCGGATCATCGCCGAGCATCAGGCCCGGCGCGCGCAGCTCGCGGCCAATGCGAAACTGGTCGAGTCGGCGCGCCACAAAATCCGACACCACGATTTCGTGGCGCGGCGCACTGAGGAAGTGGCGGGCCGCTTCAGGCCCTAATTCATGGATGCGGTGGATCAGCAGGGTCATTGCCTCGCCGTTTTCCTCGACCTTGGCCCATTCCATGATTTCGGCCAGGGCCTGGCGGGTGCCTTGACCGGCCTTCATCCTCAGGTCTTCAATGCCGGCCTTCGTCTCTTTCTTTCTGCGCTTCTCGTCGCGCTCTTGCGGCGTCATCGCCATACGGCACCCCCTTTAAACCGCTGGGCGGCAAGTGAACGTGCAACTGCCGGCGGCGCTGCTGCACTCGGTTGTTGATGCGCCTCATTGGGCCGCCTGGAATTTGATGTCGAACTCTTTCTGGATGGTCGAGATCAGCGCCCGGCTGACACCCAGCGCCTCGGCGGTATCGGTCCTGTTCATGCCTTGATCTTCTGCGCAGTACCGCACGAACCCTGAAAGCGCTTCCCGGCGCCGCCGGCATTCTTCGTGCTCTCGGGCCTTGGCCGACTGAAAAGCGATGCCGTACTTTTCAGAGAGCTTGAACAGCTGCTTCCTGGATAACCCCGTGGACTCCATCACTTCGGCCTGCGTCATGGTTTTCGACATTTCGCGGATTTCCGCGATTCGCCTGGCTTCTGCCGCGCGCTTCTTCTGGGCTTCCGACTTGATGGAAAAGATCTGATCGGAGCCAGCTGCCTTGGGCGGGCGGGGCTTGTAGTTGAACCCCTTGAGTTCGACCACCCGTCCGCCAGATGCGAAGAAGGCAGCCTTAGCTGCCTCCAGTTCTGCCTGGCGCTGGGCGCCGGCGATGATTTGATTGTCGGTCATGCTGCTATTCCCAGGACGCGATTCATGCGCTCGTCGAGGATTTCGTAGAAGGTCTTCACCCGCTCGGTGAGCTTGCGGATCATCGCTTCGTCCCGGTAGGCGCGCTTCACGAACAGCGGCATGCCCGGCCAGTAGCAGATGAAGTCGATCCACTCGCGCTCTGACACCCACAGGCCGCCTTGGCACTGGGCGACGTGCTCTTTAGGGATCTCGCCGCCCAGGATCACGTCGACCTGCAGCTTTGGCAGCTTGGTCTTGATCTCGGTGAGGCCCTTGTCGCCTACCAGGGCATCAGGCGAGTAGCCGATGCCATGGTTGAGGATGATCCCCACCTGGCGGGCCTGGACGTCCTCGCGGTCGCAGTAAAGGCCTCGGGCTGTGCCTTCCAGTTCGTGGCCGCGCTCGGTATGCCGGTTTCCGGTGAACGGGTCAGCCGCCTCGCCGGTGATGCGCTCACCGATCAGGGTGTTCATGTAGGTGAAAGCGCCGGCGCCGAAGCCGGCTTCACCTTTGCCGTTTACCAGCAGACAGTCCAACTCGCTGCAGGTGATGATGCCCAGGCGCAGATCAAGCCAGGCCTGAGTCCCTTGTTCGACATCACTGACTATCTGCATTTGCAGCCTCCGCAGCCTTGATGGCTTTGTTCAGTTGGGCGACCAGCAGGTCATGGCGGCCTTTCGGCACGCACTCGGCCGAGCCATATTCGCTGGTGAACCAGTCTCGAGTCTTCTGTGTGCAGCGATCGAGCAGGGCGCTGATGCCAGCAGCCTGAACGCTGGTGACGTTCGCTGTCGGCACGGCCGCATGACCATCGTCATCCTCGCCACGGGTGGTGAGGTTTAGCAGGGCGCTCATGACGTACCGTTTGCCGTAGCTGGTAGACGACCCGACCGCCTGGACGGCGTTCTTGCTGCCGCTGGTGTCGAGCGGCAGGAGCATGGTGGTGCTCTCGCGGTGCCCGGCGCGATGCATCAGGATGCCGGTGACGCTGAGGCCGGCCGGCACGTTCTCGACCTTGAAGGTGATCGCGAAGCCGTGCGCCTGCATGATCGGCTTGATGACGTCGTTGATGTCTTCGAAGGTGGCGTAGTCGCTGCGCTTCTGGCCATTCACGACAATGGCGCCGCGCTCTGCGATGCTCGGGATGTCGCTCTGCATGGCTGCCATGGCGGCGTTGAACTCGGCCTCAGCGTCGCGGGCCTGCATGCGCTCATGCATCGCCATCAGACGCTCAAGCTTGTCGATGTCGCAGGTGGGGTCGGTGGCTGCCCGGCTGATTACGGCAAGGATGCTGCTGTCGGCCTGGGCGGGCGCGGCCATCTGGCGGCGCTGCTCCGGCACAATGATCGTGCTGCTCATGGTTCGCGCCTCAGTAGGAAATGGCGATGTTCGGGATCTTGCGCTGCGCGATCAGGGTGACCGCTTGCTTTGCGCAGGCTTCTGGCATGCCGCCGGCGATGAAAGCTTCCAGCGCTGAACGGTTGATGCTGCGGCGATGGGCTTCGTCGCGCTCGCGGGCCTCTTGCTGGCGGAGGATCTCGGCGGCAGCGGCATCGGCGCGGCGACGTTCTTCCTGGCGCGCCTGCTCGGCTGCCTCCTCTTGCCGTCGAGCGGCGTCTTGGCGCTCCTGCTCCATCCGCTGCTCGGTAGCAACGCGGTCGGCCTCTGCCTGAATCCGGGCGCGCTCGGCTTGTTCGGCTTGCAGCTTGAGCTGCAGGCGCTGGTTCTCGGCTTCACGCTCTTGTGCGGCAGCCTGGTCGATCAGTTCCTGCTCGCGGCGGGCTGCGGCTTCACGCGCTGCCTGCTGCTCTTGGGCCACGCGCTGGCGCTCAGCCTCGACTGCGGCCTCCTGTGCCGCTCGGATGCGGTCCTGCTCGGCGCGCTCTTCTGCTTCGCGGCGCAGGCGGGCCAGTTCGGCCTGTTCGGCTTCGTATTGCTGGCGGGCAGCCAATGCAGTACGCAGCACCTTCAGCGAATCGTCCTTGGCCCGGGCGGCTTCGGCTTCGAACTCTTGCCACTGCTCGCCCAAGGAGACGGCCTCAACCTTGGCGATTCGGTCGGCCAAGTCCTCGGCGGTGATGCCGTCCAGGTCCTGGGCGTTGAGCTTCAGGTGGGCAATGGCGCTGTTGTGCCGATCTACCCGGGCATCCTCAGCGGCCTGCCAGTCGTTCAGCGGCTTGCGCACTTCGTCGCGAAGCTTGTCCATTTCAGTGACGAACTCGCGAAGCTCGGTCTCGACGACCTTCGGCATCTCCTTGAGGCGGCGCAAGTAATCTCGACCAGGATTCTCCACTGCTTTCTTGGACCGGCTCACTTCAGCTGCCAGGCTGGCGATGCGTTCGCGCCCTTTACGGGTGGTCAGATCTGGCACTTCGCCGCATACCTGCGACCTGGTGTGCTCAAGGAAAGGTTTCAGGCCGCCCAGCACGTAGATGGCAGGGGCGTTCTCTTCGCTGATGTCGTCGACGGTGATCAGCTGTTGTTGTGCGGACATTGGGACACACCTCGCGCTCCATGCGAGCGCCGTCAGTTGGAATAGGGAAATGCCAGGTCACCCAGGCATGAGGTTGACCCAGGCCCTGGCTGCGGTGGATGGTCGCGCGCTCTCGCCGCTTACGCTCCCGGAGGGGTACGGTTATCCCCGATGGGGCCCGCCGTGCGCCGGGTGTGAATTCAGGAAGTGATGGTGCCGGCCAGGGCGCTCGCAAGCATCCAGGCAGTGCAGATGAAGAGGGTGGTGAAGCTGCCGCGCCAGAAGGCGAAGCGGCGGGCGCGCTGGTAGCTGGTCATGGCCCGACTCCAGCTTCCAGATAGAAATCGTCGGTATCGTGGGTTTGGCCAGCGTCATCGCGGATCATCAGTGCATCGCTAAAGCTCATCATGTCGAGCATTCCGCACGCGTCGATTCGCATCATTCCGGTCTGAACTTCAATGTCGTGCACAGGCCACCAGCCGCTGTGCAGCCATGCAAAAATCGGCTGAGGTAACGCATTGATCTTTTCCATGTTGAGAAGATCAGTCATGGGCATGGCCTCGGCCGCGCGATTGGCCGGCGCTTCAGCCAGTCGGCCTTGATCGGGTACGGCAGGTCCGCGACACGCATGCCCACCGGGAACCGCAGGGTGCCGCGCACCTGGGTGGCGTTCACTTCTTCGACCTGCTCGTCGATGAGCGTCTTCACGATTGGCGTGGTCATGCAGCCTCCTTGCGCCCATCAACAACCCTGTTGAGTCGTGCGCAGTAGTGGTTGAACTCTTCGATGGTGATGCGCTGATCCGCCATCATTTCGGTGAGCTGGCGCTGGAGCATGACGCTCCAGCTGAGCGGGGTGCCTGGATGCGACATAGCATCCAGTTCCTGGTCGATCAGGATGTGCGGGCTCATAGCTCGGCATCCTCTTGCTGGGCGATCAGTGCGTCGTCGGCCAGCGGCTCAAGGAACTCTGCCGCAATATCGATGAGACGCCGATCCGGCTTGTCTTCGCCCAGCAGGCTCGCTGCTGTGGTCCTGCAGGGCTCGCCAAAGGCCGCTTGGATGACGATCTCGGCCAGCCAGTCGCCTTTGTCCTCGCCGTCCTCCCAGCGCTTCAGCAGGAGCATCTGGATGTGGGTCTTGAACTCAGCGAAGGTGACGATGCGCGGCGCCCGCAGGCGGCGCTGTACCTTGATGTCGCTACCCCGGGCCAGCCGCTCCCCGGATTCTTCCTGCCAGGCCAAGCGCGCATCCGCCAGAGCATCGATCACTGGAGGCGGCTGCCGGTTGTCGTACTCAAACTGTGCTGCTCGAAGTGCGCCCATGGCGGCCTCCAGGTGGTGGGTTACTCGGTGGGTGGGGAAGGGAGTGGTTGCCAGTGGGTAACTACAGCCGGGTAGTCATTTCCATAGCCCCCGTCGATGTAGTCGCCGTTGTTCGCCTCAAGCCATGATCCATAGCAGTACCAACCAATCATCACTGACGGCTCAGGGGTGGCTGTGCTTGTGCCATGCGCCAGAACGTACTTGGCATCACCAGATGGCTGCCTGTCGCTGCACTTGATCCAGCCGCTCATGGCTTTACCCGGGCGGCGAGCGCGATGCCGCCTGGAGAATTTGGCAGCGGAGTTGCCCAGTTCTTTTCGAAGTCGGACATGGCGGCTCCCGGCGAATCGCCGAACCCGGCTACACCGCTTTGCAGGTCTTCACCGTACAGCGCGCACCATTGGTTCCCGTCGATGCTCAGGGTTGGGCGGTAAAGCACCGAAGGGCTGCTGGCGTTTTCGGCGATGGCGTGAAAGCAGAGCATCGCGTTGTGCTCAATGGCACTGCATGCCATGAGGCTGTGTTCGTCTTTCATGAGTGATCCTCGGCAACCGCATTGGCCAGGAGCCAGGCGCGGGTGACCAAACCCACCTTGAAAGGTGGCCTGGCGCCTGCCTAATGCGGTCGTATGTGAAGGGAAGGGGATGCGGGATGCATCGGTGGCCACTCTCCGGGGCAAACCGGGTGTCGGGACGCCTCACCAATGGGCGAGACGCTACCCACGCCCACAACTCGCGGCGATCAACTCGCGTTCAGAGTGGCCACCGATGCAGCCTGCGATGGGGAGCAGGGCATCGGGCAGTTAACGTCAGGCTGACGTGGCGCTGGTTGTTCAGTCTTCGTCCGGCTCAGGCTCCCAGCCTTTGACCTCGCAGGCAAAAGCCTGCCACTTCTTCTGATCGGCTTCAGACATCTGGTCCCAGCCGGCCGACTCATCACGAGAAATCGCCTCGCCACCCTTGAAGGTCACCGTTCCGCAGTTGCTGCCGATGTCTTCGTCGGCATAGGTGAGCTCGATGGTGGCCTCAGGGAACATTGAGCTCAGCTTGACGAAGATCGGTTCAGGGAAGGACCAGGCGGTTTCAAAGCTCGCCGACTCAGGCCCATCGACATTCGGCTCGCAGGCATTCCACTTGGTGCCCCAGGCGGAACGGGCGAAGTCCATGCTGTGCAGGAAGCCTGTCTTGCGGTGGTTTCTCAGCATCTGGACGAACTGCTCGAAGCTCTCATCGCTCAACTTCCGCACATCAGTGCGATCCCGATTGGACTGCTGAAGGATGCCGATCATGGGATGTGAATCGAGCGGCAAGCTCAGAGTGCGTTCAGCGGCAGTCTCCGCGTCGCATGCAACTCCATTCCAAGGAAACTCACCCTCGAACTTGATGATCTTGCCAAAGTCGATTCGGCCTTCCTCGTTGAGCATCGCCTGGATGACTTCCTGCGGCGCCTTGACCTTGTTGGTTACCCAATTTGGCATTTCGTGTTCCTCCAGTGGATTCCCAAAGCACCCGGTCGCCCAGGTGCTTCAGTGAATCGTCAGGCGGTCAGAGCATTCAGCTTCTGACGGCAGTCGCGCATCTCTGCCATGAAGCGCTGCCCCTCGGCGCGGTCACCTTTGCGGAAGGCCTCAAGAGCCCAACGCTTCCACTCAGAAATGAAGAAGGTGAGGTCGCTGGCGATGGCCTGGGTTTCGGTGATGAACTGGCCTTTCTCGTTGCGGTAGATCATCTGGTTTCCCTCCAGTGGATTCCCAATGCCGCCTCATCGAAGCGGCATCAGTGAATCTCGTGGTGCGCCGCGACCCGCTACTGGCGTCGGTCGCTGGCTTGAATCCAGCTACCGAGAAATCCTCGGTAGTTCAAATTGTTCCTCCAGCCGCGGGCCTTTCGGCATTTCGTCCCGCTGGATAACTGGTCTCGGCGATTTACGCTGCACGCCCGGGGCAGTTGCCACCCCTCTGGACTGTTGAGGCCTGTCCATCGCTGCCTTCGAATCTGGGCCGGTGTCGATCCGGCAAGGTGTGTCGCTAAAGAGCCGGCCCGGTTGAGGGCCTCCCGAGGGTCTGTGTAGCGCCTCGATGGAGTAAACATTAGGCATTCCTTCTTTTTCAGTCAATAGGCATTCCTAACTTTTTTCGTTCGGGCACAAAAAAGCCCGCATTAGGCGGGCTCTTGTTGCGAGAAGGCCGGGGTTATTCGCGACGGAGAGATGCAGATCGGCCGTACTGCCTTTCGAATTTCTCCACCATCATCTGGCAAGTGCCGCGGACGAACCTGCGAGCATCCAGAGATTGCAGTTCGTCGTCCACGCCTTTCCAGCAAAGGTCGATGGCCGCTCTAGCCTTGCTTTTCTCGTCTGGAGGTCCTGAAATGGCGCCGATGATCATCAGGGCCCCAAGCAGCAGGATGGGAGTTAGAACTATCCATGGCCAGATCGGCTTGCGAGGCTTCGCCGGAACTTGTCCATCATGGGTGCCAGTAAGCAAACTCATGCCGCAGTGCTTGCAGCGAATGGCCTCGGCCTTGATATCCTCGGCGCAGTAAGGGCACTTCTTGTCAGGTGATTCCACCGGAAGACCTCCATTCCATGAAGGCTCCATCCTAACACTCCAGCCGCTTGCCATCATCCAGGCAAATAAAAGCCCGGGGGAAGGCGGACTATAGAAGGGGAAATCTCGGGCGCCGGGCCGGCGCGGGCATGAAAAAGCCCGCGCATGGCGGGCTTAATACACAGCTGGACCTTAGGTTACTGCTGTCTCTTCGTCGTCTTGGACCAAGGCAAGCTCTTGCTGCCCACCGAAGCGGGTAGTGAACTTCTCTTCGTATTCATGCGAGCTAGATGAGGACTCAGCCATCTCAAGAACTCGACCCATATGCATCCGCATAGCGCGTGTTCCGATCTCGTTTAGGAACTGGAAAAGCTTCTTCTTCTGGGGGTCTTTATCTCGTAAAGCCCGAAGGAGGTCTAGGATGCGGCCGCTGCTTTTAGCAAGCGGATAGTAGATATGGCGCCTTGTAAGGTGCATCAATTTCCAAGGCTTCCCACGAGCAGGGATTGGGATCTGGTAAAGACGATGCCATGCCAAGTAGAGTTCACTGGGAAATTCCTGCTCATACTTCCTTGCTTCGTCCTGGACGAAGGCCTTGAAAGCTTGGATAACCTCATCCGTTTCGGGGCGATATCCCGCAAGCGCGTACACAAGGCTCGTGATTCCGTTCTTTGCTGAAGCGTTCACGATGATTCTCGCCTGAATAGCGAGGTGCCGTTGGTTCGTTGCAAGTTTTCCAGCGGCATCGGCCGATAGAATCGCATTACAGACGTCGATCAATACGTCTGCGCTATATCCGCGGATAGTTTGTTCGAGCTGGCTAGCACCAGGGTAAACCCATTTAAATTCAATTGGTTGAGCGATTTTTGCTAGCAGTTCAGCACCAACGTACGGGGCCAAACTTTTCCGGCTCACCATCCGCTCAAAATCGTTACCACCGGGATTCTTCGCACCCAGCGCTGCAGCGATCCCTCGCTGCGTCATGACAGCCGTTTTCTTCTCATCATTAAGGACGTAGCACTCAGCATCAACGCCAAAGTCAGAGAGAAAATTGCCCTTGTGGGTCGCCTTAAGCCCCCATCTGGCAGATGCCGCCTTCTTGGCGCGGGCTGAGCGCTCCTTTTTGGTTAGCTTTTCTGCGGCCGCAACTCCGCCCTTTGCCTTTCCCTTAACGACCTGATCAGACATTGCAAGCATTCCTTCTCGAATGATGCTTGCATACTAGTTCTTGCCTAGGTTTTTTTGCAAGCAAAAAAAAAGCGCTATGCTTGCATGGCATGCGCTTTCGCCCTTTAGTCGATCTGATGGGCGTCCGATGCTTCAGAGTAGCACCGAGTACCAGAATACCTTCCCCAGCACGCTAATCCCGCTTTCAGCCAGTTGCTGCGCGGTGTACTCCTCGTCCGGGTGCTCGTCCTGGTTGAAGCTGCGGAAGCGCAGGCCACCGCCAGGCATGCGGTATAGCGTCTTCACGCGAAGCTCGCCGCCGTGGTCGATCGCGTACATCTTCCCGTCCTTCACCGCTGTGGACGACCTGTCGACGCCAACGGTGCTGCCGTCCGGTAGAACCGGCTCCATGCTGTTGCCATGTACGGTCACGCACACGGCCTGGTCGAACTGCACGCCCTGGTTGCGTAGCGTCTGCTTGCCGAAGCGGAGCTTTCTACTGCTCGACTTCTCGATAACGGTGCGTCCCGATCCTGCGGACAGTTCAACTTCCTTGAGGAACGGCACGTAAACCTCGTCATCATCCAGCGGGGTGTCGTCGTCCCACACGGAAATCGGGCCGAGCATGGTGGCATTCGAGACTGGCGCAACTGCAGGGCCTGCTTTTCGCATCGCACCCTTTCCCGTCGCCAGCCACATTGGCGTTACCTTCAAAAATTCGGCAGCGCGAAGCAGATTTTGCCCTTCAATGGTCTTGGTTTTTCCAGAAATCCAATCATTCACGGACGGCGGCTTGATACCGCACGCCCGAGCCAAAGCAGCCTGCGAGATTTTCGGAGGTCCAGCCATTACTTGCCGCAAACGTTCTTGAAGTGTGCTCATTAGGTTAGCCTAACACTGCGCATCTAAGGTATTCCTATTGACCTGAATAAAAGGTATGCCTAATATCTCTACCTAAGAATCCAGCTGGAGAGACTAGGCATGAACCCCAGCGCAATTATCGACGCTCTGGGCGGGACATTTCGCGTAGCCGAGCTGTGCGAGGTACGCCCGCCATCGGTGAGCGATTGGAAAAAGCACGGCATTCCTCGTGCCCGAATGATGTTTCTGCGCGTGGCTCGCCCAGACGTCTTCAAGGCCCTGGAGGAAGAAGCCAAGGAAGACGCTTCCCAGTCCAGCGCCATTACCAAGAAAACCGCTGCTTAACCACTTTCAACCACAAAGGAACCCACCGTGTCGTACTTCGACCCCGACCACCTGCACAACAAGCCCACCAAGGTTCGCTTGGATGAGGCTGCCGACGACTTGCTTTCGGCGATGGCTCGTTTCAAGCGCACGCAGAAGGCTGTGCTCGCCAGGGAAATTTTGGAGCGCGGTCTCGACCAGATGATGCAAGAGCTTAACGCGAACACTGACGCGGCCTGAAGTGGCCGAGGAGGCCCTGTGCCAGAAAGCAAAGAGCTGGGAATCCAGCTCGACGGGAAGGGCAATTCGGATCTGGCGTATCTCGCCAGGCAGAAGGGCTTAACCCCTGAGCAACTGGCGGCACAAATCATCAATGAGGCTCTCAACCGGATGACGAGAACAGAGCCTGGCCGAAGCAATGTTCGGTCGTTTCGCAAGGGCTAATAAGCCCCTGAGGGACTCATGAGGAACTGCCGTTGAAAACACCAAAACCCAAACTGCAGACGCAAAAAAGCCGGTGGCTAGACCGGCTTCTTGTACTGCATTCGTAACACATGTGCGAGGCAATCATATATGCACCTTGGTAGCCAAATCAATACCGTGGCCCTCGCGCCACAAAATGCGAGCCACAATTTCGTGGCGCACACAGTCAACCTGTTCAATTTCGAAGGGTTCGACGTTCGCGTCGTACTCATCGAAGGAGAGCCTTGGTTCTCTGCCAGGGATGTGGCGGAAGGCCTGGGCTACTCCAACCCCCAGAAAGCAGTGCGCGACCACTGCAAAAGCCCGCGTCCAGTAGGGGTGAACGATTCGTTCACCCTTGGGCCTTCGGCAAACATCATCCCTGAACGCGACGTTTACCGGCTGGTCATGCGCTCCAAGATGCCTCAAGCCGAACGCTTCGAGGAATGGGTGGTGGGCGAAGTTCTGCCCAGCATTCGCAAAACCGGTGGGTATAGCACGCCGGCCCAGCCCGCCGACCTCAGCAAGCTGGAAATCCTCCAGATGGCCCTGGAGTCGGAGAAGGCTCGCGTGCTGCTCACCGTCCAGGTCGAAGCCCAGGCCAAGAAGATCGACCACCTTGAGAACCTGTTCAAGGAAGGCATGAGCCCTGTCCAGTTCTGCAAGGGCCTCAATGGGGTCAACGTCATGCAGATCGGCTACTACCTGGAAGGCCGCAGCTGGCTCTACAACGAGAGCAAGTCCGGCACCCGCTGGCGCGTCGGCTCGTACGCCCGCGACAAGTACATGACCGAGCATCAGCAGGAGATCACCCCGCACGGCAGGGAGCCCTTCATCAGCTTCACGCCGATCCTGCTGCGCAAGGGTGCCGTGCGCCTGTACGACCTGTACCTGGCCGGCGAGCTTCCCATGAAGAAGAACTGGGACGGCCTGCACACCCACGACAAGGCTGTGCGGGGTGCAGCATGAACCCAGAAGACCGCGATCGCATCCAGCAGCTTTTTGACGATCAGCGTGCCCAGACGATTGCCAACTTGATTCGCGCTCACAAGGCTGAGGACGATGCGCGAATCTTCCGCACGCTCGCGCTGATAGGGTGGCTCATCGTGATCGGCTTGGCCCTTCAGTGGGGTATGTCGTCATGAGTATGGAACTGATGGTCAAGGCCATGAAGACCAAGGTCGGTAATCCGCTGCGCAAGCTGGTCCTCATCAAGCTGGCCGACAACGCGAGCGACCAGGGCGAGTGCTGGCCGTCCTACCAGCACATCGCGGATCAGTGCGAGATCAGCAAGCGGTCGGTGATGCTGCACGTCAGCAACCTGGAGGCTCAGGGCCTGCTGAAAAAGGAAATCCGTAAGGGTGGGCCGAAGGGCAATTCCTCGAACCTCTACTACCTGACCCTGACGGGTGCAGCATATTCACCAGGGGTAGTGCAGGAGATTCACCAGGGTGGTGCAGCAGCTGCACTAGGGGGTAGTGCAGGAGCTGCACCCAGAACCAGTCACTCTTTTGAACCAGTCACTGAACCAGTAGAGCAGACGGTCTCTGACGCTCCCTCGGCGAAGAAGAAGGCCCAGAAGTTTGACCCGATGACCTGCAAGCCCACCAACGTGAGTGAGCAGACCTGGGCCGACTGGTGCCAGCACCGCAAAGAGATACGCAAACCGTTGACGGCAACCACTTGCGCGAAGCAGGCCAAGACCCTGGCCGGCCACCATGCCCCCGACGCCGTGATCAACCAGTCGATCAGCAACGGCTGGACCGGCCTGTTCCCGGAGAAGGTGCTGCCGGGTGCACAGCAACGCGGTACCCGCTCCAACGAACCCGACTTCAACGACTCGACCTGGGCCGAAGGGCTGATGGTGCGCACATGAGATCAGCCAACCAACTGATGACGTCAATGAACAACCGGCCACCAGAGCTGCATGGCGGCCCCGTTGTGGTCTCCCTGGAGACCGCTGAGGTGGTTAACGGCCTGTTCAGGCGCCTACGGGGCATCTTCCCTGCTTGGCGCCAAGCCTGGCCCTCCACAGAGGCTCTGGCGGCCGCCAAGGAAGAATGGATCAAGGAGTTCGCCGCTCAAGGCATCCGCACCATCGAGCAGATCGAGTTTGGCATCGAGAAGTGCCGCAAGCTCAAGAAGCCTTTCGCGCCGAGTGTGGGTGAGTTCATCGCCATGTGCCAGCCGACTCCTGAGGACTTCGGTATGCCGGCGCCGGCCGACGCCTGGATTGAGGCGCTGATGGGCATGTACAGCCACGAGGGCGTGAAGATCGCCGCCGTGGCCACCGGCCTGTTCGACCTGCGCGCCGCCCAGCAAAGCGACAAGGGTCTGCAAGCGCGCTTCGACCGCGCCTACCAAATCGTGCTGCGCCGCGCCCAGGACGGCCAGCCACTGGACGGCAAGATCGCCACCGGCATCGGTCACGACAGCCAGAAGAGCGCCGCCGAGCTTGCCGAAGAGCATGCAAGGCAGAAGCAGGCCCGCCTGCTCGAGGTCCAGCAGATCCCATCCAGCGCCGCCGCGTGCCGTGCACACCTGCTGGCCAAGTTGAACATCAAGCGCGCCGGGCAGCCGGCCGGGGAGGGGGTGTGATGCCTTTGACGACTCGACAAGTAATCGCGATGCGCAACATCGCCCACTCCCTCAAGGAGTTCTACAGCGACTGCGACGCGGCGGTAACTGACTTCATCTCCCCTGGATGGATCGCTGTGATCGACGACCGCACGGCCCTGATCTGCGAGCAGTGCCATGGCGAGGGCCAAGTAGGAGGCCTGACCCCAGACGGCTACGACAGCGAGAAATGCGACGCCTGCGACGGCACCGGCCTGAATCTGGAGAAGCACTGATGGACACCAACAAGATGCGCGAGCAGGCGAACGATCAGTTCGACGCGTTCTACGCCCGCTACGAAGCGACTCGCGAGGGTTCGGGCTGGATGCCGCTTGAAGCCCATGTGGTGGCCCGCATGCGTCATGCCTGGCAGGCCTCCCGCGAGGCCGTGGTGGTGGAGCTGCCAGGGCCGTGTGAATACGCAGACCCGCAGGGTGAGTACGCGAAGGGTCATCGGATCGGCAAGCGCGATGTGGTTGCCGCCATCGAGGCCCATGGCCTGAAGGTGAAGCCATGACCATCGACAAGGCACAACTCAAGGCGCTGGCCGAGGCCGCCAACGCAGTCACGACCGATGTGAACATCACTATGGCCGTAGGATCGGCCCCTGAAGAAGTCAAAGCCGTGCAGGATTTTCTTCAGCAGGCCATGCCGAAGACCATCCTGGCCCTGCTCGCGGAGATCGAGCGGCTTTCGCCGCCGGCTGGCCAAGTCTCCTACCAGCAGCAAATGGAGGCATGGAAATCAGCGAGCAGTCAGGATCTGCGTGCACGGGGAGAACTGATGATCCAAGTGGACGAGCTCAAGGCCGAGAACGAGACGCTGCGCAAGGACGCCCAGCGGTACCGGTGGCTGCGGGACAAGCAGACGTTCATCTGGCTAATCCAGGATTGGTTCCCAGGTGAAGCAATGCTCACCAATGTGGATGCTGATATCGACGCGGCTATGGCCAAGGAGGCGGGCCATGGATAAGTTCGGCCTCCTATTCGCTCTGATCGTTGGCATCGCCATCGGCTGGTCCTGGGCACATCACACCGTAGCTACCGAATGCGAGCGCCTGGGCAAGTTCTATGTCGGGAAGCGCACCTTCGAGTGCAGCAAGATCGAGGAGCGAAACCATGGCTGAACTCGCCCTTATCCGCACCGCCCAAGGCCTGGTGCCGGCCACCGAGGCTGACCGCGAAATCATCCAGTGCTGGAAAGCTGGGCAGGTCATCCACGGCAAGTTCACCAAGATGCGCAACGCCAAGTTCCACGGCAAGTTCTTCGCCATGCTCGATCTGGCTTGGGACTACTGGGAGCCGGTGGGCGGCCTGGTGCCTCGCCAGGAGCTGCGCGGCATTCTTGGGCTGGCCAATTACTTCGAGGAGTGCAGCGGCAAGCCAGGGCAGCTCTCAGTCGCTGTGGATTCCTACATCGCCCAGCTTGAAGCCGATCGCGCTCAGCGCTTCCCCGCAGTCGACAAGAGCCGTGAAGCGTTCCGTGAGTGGGTGACCATCGAGGCCGGCCATTTCCATCTGGTGCGCACACCGGAGGGGGTCCGCAAGGAAGCTAAGTCGATCAGTTGGGCGGCGATGGATGACACGGCCTTCGAGCCGCTGTACCGCGACGTGTTCAACGCCTGCTGGCGTCTGGTGCTGTCGGCCCACTTCGAAACCGAGCAGGCAGCCTTGGCTGCTGCTGACCAGATCGGGAGCTTTGCATGAGCGTGTCCAAGGTATTCAGGGTGATCGCTGGGGGCGCGCTTGTCATAGCCATGACCGCGTATACGCAAACCTCGACCTCGCATGGAGCCGTGGTTTTCCTGCTGGGCTTCGTCATTTTTCTGACCGGCTTCTTTGCTGGGGAGGACTACTGATGCGCGTAGCTCTCAAGGAAGTGAAGCAGAAGACCTGCAAGGCCTGCGGTGGGAAGTTCCGGCCCAGCTTCAACAGCACGCAGGTGGTGTGCAGCCCGAAGTGTGCACTGGACCATGCCCCGGCCAACCAGCAGAAGGCCCGCAAGGCCATCGACCAGCGAGAGCGCCGAGAGATCCAGGTGCGCAAGGAGAAGCTGAAGAGCCGCGGTGACTACATGCGCGAGGCCCAGGCCGAATTCAACACCTATATCCGCCTGCGCGATCAACACCTGCCGTGCATCAGCTGCGACTCGCTCCCCAGCGATCACGACCTGATCACCGGCAGCCGCTGGGACGCCGGGCATTACCGGTCGGTGGGCGCGTGCCCGGAACTGCGGTTCGAGCCGCTCAACGTCCACCGCCAGTGTGTGAAGTGCAATCGCAATCTGTCGGGTAACGCGGTCGAGTACCGCATCCGGCTGGTGCAGCGCATCGGCGCCGATCAGGTGGCCTTCCTCGAAGGCCCTCATCAGGCCCGCAAGTACACCATCGACGATCTCAAGGCCATCAAGGCCGAGTACCGGGCAAAGATCAAACAGCTGAAGGAGGCTGCAGCATGACCACAGCATTGGCGTTTTTCATTCTGGCCGTGATGCTTGTGGCATCCGGCGCCGTGATTGCTTGGGGCGCCGCAGTCGCCCGAAAGCGCAGCTACGAAGAATTCATTTTGAGGAAATCCAAGCGAGCAGGGGGTGGGCAATGATCTATCGCGACGTTATCTCTGCAGTAATTCGTGCACTGGCATCCGAGACGATCAATAGCGCCGGCGGCTGCGATTACACGCCAAAAATCCAGGCCAGCAAGCTCAAAGGCGAGATCGTGGGCAAAGAGGCGGCCTTTCTCACCGACTGCTGGGTGTTTGGCAGACTTCACTCTTGCCTGGAGCCTAAGCACTGGATGGCCTTGAACGCTTGCTACTCAACGCACATGGCATCGAAGGTCGGCGCTATCGGGCGGATCGTATCGCATGTGTCTTCGCCTGCCCCGCGCCTATTCCTGACCAAGGCAGTTACAGCGTGGGCGTATCCGCAGCTGGGAGGCGCTGAGCGGGCGCCTGTGGAGAAAGTGACGCTTGAGGTGGATGATGACGCTCCGGCCTGGAGAAAGGCGGCTGTGGAGAAATCACAGAAGGCTATCAACGCCAAGCTCAAGCAGCGTCATGAGGCGCCATGTGAAGGAGTCATCATCCTGCCAGCCCATAACTACGACATGAACACCTGGGACGTCGACGGCACGCCGGAGCGCACCAGGCGTGACTGGCGCAGGAAGATATTCAAGGGGTTGGATACGCTGGTGAATCAGGCGCTCCTTGAGGCTGGGGAGCTCCTGACCAAGGAGGGAGTGTTCTTCGATGAGCAAGATGTTGCATAGAGGGCCTTGACAGGGCCTGCCGGTTCGCCGAATATTCACCCATCCTGTCATTCCTGCGCGTTTAGGAGTGACCCCAAAGAGCCCGGCCAAGTGCCGGGTTTTTTGTTGCCCCAAGAGGGCCTCAAGAGTCCCGGCCACTGCGCCGGGATTTTCGTTTTCAGCAGGCGAAAGACTGATAGGCCCACCTGCTTTCATCAGAGGAACCGCTATGTCGCATCGCATGCGCTGCAAAATGATCTGCCACGAAGTTACCCCGAACGAACACAGCCAGGGCCAGCTCTGCACTGTTCGGCTCGGCGCCATCTACTCCAGTGATCCAGCCACCGAAGATTCGATCTACGGCAAGTACACGCCATATGGCGAGTTCCGCGCCGGCATCGTCACTGAGGTTGCCGAGAAGATGGAGGTAGGCAAGGCCTACTACGTGGATATCTCGCCAGCCACTTGAATTCACTGCAGCCAGGGCAGCCTTAGGGAGGCCTGGACACTGATAAGCCGGTAGTACAGTGCTACGGAATAACACTGGCAGCCCGCGCACCCATGCCCGGTACGCTTCATGGGTGGCGCGAGATTGGATCGCCGAGACTGGTGCGGCAGGGTGCCGGCGGCGTGATGGTCCTTGGCGGACGGCGGGAAAGACCGCGTACCTATTCAGGGTCCTGACATTGAACGGGGCTTTTTCGTCTTCGCTAGATCGCCCGAAGGGTGGCATCAGTTATCCCATGGGCGCGACACACGCTCTCAGGGTCTGGATTATCAAGTCCGTCTGGGATGGTCAGCTTTAGCCGATTCTGTATCACGCTCCATTCGATGTCGGCAGGTGCATTAACGTTCCATTTGAAGTGGAGAGCGCTTGGCTTTCCATCTTTGATGTAGCGAACCTCGTAATCGATGAGTTCGGGCAAAGCCTCGACAGAAACCGAAAGGCGTTTGCTGAGCGCAGCCAAAGCCTTTTCGATTGCCTCCATCTTCGAGGTGTGCAGAAAGTCGACCAAGCGATCACCCTGAGTCTGAGCCAGGCCCAGCAGTCGGCACAGATCGGCCTTGCGCATATCGCGGGCCATCATCTCGTTCCACAGTACGATCTTCGCCACAGTCACCGCAGGTAGCCGCACAACGTGCTGACCAGGTGCTGGCTCGGACGCGGGAGGAATGGGGCGGCGCTGATCCACGTAGATCGACAGCGCGGTTTCAATCCCGTCCACGGCCTCCCGCAGTGCATCGGCGATATCGTCGCCGGCACTGTTGAGTTCTGGAAGGTCGTCACAAGTAACAGCGACACCTGGGTTTTCGTTTTCGTGAATAGTCACGGGGTAATCAAACATTTCTAGCCCTCCGCTCGGCGGCTCTCTGTTGAATGTTTGCGGGTGATGAATGCGAGTGAGCTGGGGCTCATTCAAGCCCCAGCTGTTTGATGATTCCTTTGCGGGTTGGCTCTTTCATTTCCTTGGAGCCGTGGTCCGCAAAGACCGTTTGCTTGCCGTTTGGGGCGGTGACTTTGAAGTGGCTACCTTTGCCGGCTTCGAAGGTCACCCCGTGGGCCTTCAACCATCGTCTGAACTCGCTGTATTTCATCACCTCGCCTCGTTGTTTGGATGAGTCCATTCTACCACTATTTTGTGGTAATACAACAATTTTGTGTTATTTGTTCGGAGTGACCTTTATGGCAGAACCAGCGAGCACTGCCGCCAGCGTAGTGCTGGTCAAGTACGGTGTGGTCATGGCTGCTTTCATCGGTTCGATCCTGTCCCTGGGTTTCTTGAAGGACCTGACGCGAGGGCAGGCGGCAACCGCTGTAGCTACTGGCTTCGGGTTTTCGGTGTACCTGACCCAGCCCGTAACCCTCTGGCTGGCCCCCAAGCTTGACTTGGGGGTGAATGACGACCTGCTGTGCGGTGTGGCTTTCGTGCTTGGCCTTACGGCAATGAACATCATCCCGGCCATCAAAGCAGTCATAGGGGCATTCCCTGCGACGCGAGGTGCCTGATATGAACAACATCCTGGTTTCAGCGCTGACCGCCCTGGACGTGTTCTTGTGCGTTCTGGTGGTGGCGGCAGCGTGTGACTACCTGCGCAAGGTCCGCCCGGCAGACCAGCCGCTGCTGAGCATCGCCTTCTACCTGGTCGCCATTGGCGGGTTCGGCGCATTTGTCACTGCCCTGCAGGGGCAATGGGTAAACCCGTTCGGTGTGATGCTCCACGCCGGGGTGGTGGCCTATGCCTGGGCAAGGCGCGGGCACGTCTTCACATAACTCGCCTAAACCTGAGGAGTGCCCATGAGTAGCAATAGGAAAATAAGCGGCAGCGAGCTGGGGCTGATGGTTTGCGAGGCGTTGGGGATTTCCCCTGATGGCGTGATTGAGGTCAGCATACGAATGCTTCCTCATGAGCCAGCAACGGTTCGGATTGTTCAGCACGTGTCGCAAGCCCAGGCAGACCTGCTGATCGGGCCGGTTGGCCTGTATGAGCTGAAGCGAATCGGCAACTGATAAAGCCGCGCCACAAAATAGCATTGCGCCGTTTCGTGGCGCGGGAGTGAGCATGGGTGAAGTAGTCGACATCGAGAGCAAGCAGCCGCATTTGGTTGTGCATGCCTGTGACGCCGCGCACGTCATTCCCCTATCCCTGCTGGAAGATGTCGCGAAAGGCGCCAAGCCATCCGCCATCCTGACCGAGCCGGTCATTCAGCGAATCATTGAAGAGTGGCTGCAACAGGTGACTGCATGAGCATGAAGATTGTTGAGTTCAAGCGCGAGGGATGCCGCCAAGACCCTGCGCAAGATCGCCGATGACCTTGATGCTGGCAAGCATCCTGAATGCACCGTGGGTGCGCTGACAATCATCGGCCCAAGGGGCGAGGTTATTGTCTTTGGCCTTGGCCCGAAGTGCGACGACCTGCAGTGCCTGGGTGCAATGCGGCTGGGTGAGCAGAAGCTGATCGATGTTCTACTGGACGGCGGGGAAGGGTAGGTGCGCCGCAGGTGAGTGCGGCACTAATGCATCGTTATTTTTGCTCGGCATTCAGCTTTGCGCAAATCTCATCTGCCTCTGGCCTGCTTTCAAATTCGCCATGTTTATAGTTCGAATCAACGCCGGTCCGATCGTAGATTCGATATTTCTGTTCTCCTGTTGGCTTGCTGCTCTCGTCGATCAGGAATGTGCGCGTAACCACGTATCTTTCTTCCATGGGGCTGTCTCGTTGGTGATTGATCGTTACCAATACCGGCAGCGCGCCATTATTTCAATGTCCAGGTGAGTGATGAGCAGACCGATCCCGCCGGCCGATCTGCTTGAGTCGCTCTGGCTGACCCTGCGCCCAGCTCCTGATGTGTGGGAATGGATACAGCAGGAGATCTTCGCCACCACTGGCAGCATCCATAACCCTGATCACGGCCACCTCATTGACGCCAGTGTCGGCGTGCTGTGGGCCTCTTCGGCCTTCAATAAGAAGGGACGTTCCGTGCTGGGGCAGGCCGAGCAGCTGATGATTCGTGCTGGGGGATGGCAGAAAGCACGCCAAGAGCAGCAGATGCGTGACTGGTTCGGCGAAGAGCCTGAGTTCCTGATCACCCTAGCCGCCGACTACTGCGCCCAGTGCAGCGAAGCCGAGTTCTGCGCTCTGGTCGAACACGAGCTCTACCACATCGCACACAAGCTCGATAAGTACGGCGCCCCGGCGTTCACCCAGGACGGCCTGCCCAAGCTTGAGATGCGCGGACACGACGTCGAAGAGTTCGTCGGTGTTGTGAGGCGTTACGGTGCCAGTCCAGATGTACAGCAGCTGATCGATGCTGCAAGCCGGCCGCCTGAGGTGGCCAAGATCAACATTTCGAGGGCCTGCGGAACCTGCCTACTCAAGTCGGCCTGAATCCTGACAGGTCCTGACGGATGACATTCACATGGCAGCACTACGAAGCGAGGTCAAAGCCTTCATTGTTCAGGCTCTGGCCTGCTTCGATACACCCAGCCAGGTGGTGGAGGCCGTCAAGAAAGAATTCGGTGTAGATGTCAGTCGCCAAGTGTGCGAAGGGCATGACCCAACCAAGTACGCCGGGCGCGGCCTGGCCAAGCGCTGGGCGGACATGTTCCACGCATGCCGTGAGCGGTTCACCGCCGAGACGGCCGACATTCCGATCGCGCACCGCGCATACCGCCTCCGTGCGCTGGGGCGGATGGCTGAGAAGGCCGAGTCGATGAAGAACATGGCCCTGACTGCCCAGCTACTGGAGCAGGCTGCCAAGGAGGTCGGCGACGTGTACGTGAATCGCCGTCTGGAACCCGACAAGCCCCTGGGCTCCCAGGCGGACCAGCAGCACGCCATTGCTGAGTACAAGCTGGAGCCAGACGAGAATGTCCCCGCTACCCCGCACCTATGACCCGCCGGTGAAACTGACACCAAAGCAAGCGAACATCTACTGCTGGGGCTTTCAACCGGAGGCGCGCTTCCGTGATGCGGTTTGTGGGCGTCGATTCGGCAAGACCTTCCTCGGCAAGGCTGAGATGCGCCGTGCGGCCCGACTTGCTGCGGAGTGGGGCGTCAGCGTCGAGGACGAAATTTGGTACGGCGCACCGACGTTCAAGCAAGCCAAGCGCGTTTTCTGGCGCCGCCTCAAGCAGGCCATTCCGGAAGCCTGGCGCGCGGCACGCCCGAACGAAACCGAATGCTCGATCACCCTCAAGTCCGGCCACATCATGCGCGTGGTCGGCCTGGACAACTACGACAACCTGCGGGGCTCGGGCCTGTTCTTCGTCCTGGTGGACGAGTGGGCGGACTGCCCGTGGGCGGCCTGGGAAGAAGTCCTCCGGCCGATGCTCTCGACCTGCCAGTACACGATCCCCCAGACCGGAGAGTCGCGCAAAGGCGGGCATGCGCTGCGGATCGGCACCCCGAAAGGTTTCAATCACTGCTACGACACTTACCGCGACGGGCAGCCGGGCGGCGAGCCTGACCACAAGAGCTGGCAGTACACATCGCTGCAGGGCGGCAACGTCCCGGCCGATGAACTGGACGCTGCCCGGCGCAAGATGGACCCGCGCACGTTCCGCCAGGAGTACGAAGCAGGGTTCGAGAACTATGCCGGGGTCGTCTATTACACCTTCGACAGGGCGGAGTGCCGCACCAGCGAACGCATCAAGCCGGGAGAGGCCATACACATCGGCATGGACTTCAACGTCATGAAGATGGCTGCGGTTGTGTACGTGGTCCGAGACGGCTTGCCGTTGGCGCTGGATGAGTTCCACTCGGTGCGTGACACGCCCGAGATGATCGAGAAGATCAAGGTGCGTTTCTCGGGGCACAGCGTCTCCGTGTACCCAGACGCCAGCGGACAGAACACCAGCAGCAAGAATGCCAGCGAGTCTGACCTGTCCCTGCTCAAGAAGGCTGGCTTTACCGTGGTGGTCGACTCACAGAACCCCGGCGTGAAGGACCGTATCAACGCGGTCAACGCCATGTTCCTGAACACTTACGGGGAGCGTCGCATGAAGGTCAACATCGACCAGTGCCCGCAACTCACCCAGTGTCTGGAACGGCAGACGTACACCGACAAAGGCGAACCGGACAAGGACCCCAAGAAAGGGCACGACCACATGAACGACGCCGCCGGCTACTTCATCGCCAAGCGGTTCCCGATCAAGACTCAGTCCGCCGGCACCCGCCGCATCGGAGGTTTGGCGTAATGCCTGTTCAATCAACCAACCCAGACTACGACGCTCACATCGAAGAGTGGCGGATGATGGACGACGCCCTGGAGGGCGAATGCGCCATCAAGCGCAGCCCGCGCAATTTGCCGAAGCCGAGCGGCATGGTCGAGGCCGAGAAGCTGGACGTCGCAGGCAACGCCTACCTCTATCGTAACTACACCGACCGCGCCCAGTACGAGCACTGGGTGCGTGACTCGCTCCGCTCGATGATGGGCCTGGTATCGCGCCTGATACCCGAGGTGAAGCTGCCTGCGGGCCTGAAGGGGCTTGAGGACAACGCCACCGCCGACGGCTTCGGCCTGACCCAGCTGTTCCTGCGGATCGTGCGCCAGGCCATCTCCCATGGTCGCGTGCCGCTGGTGGTCAACATCGATGACGCGGGCCAGCCGTACTTCGCGACCTACGCGGTCCGCAACGCCATCAACTGGGACACCGCCGACCAAGGCGGTCGGCAGGATCTGGTGCTGTCGGTGTTCCGCGAGTTCAGGCGCAAGGAGCAGGACCGCTACAGCCACGAATGCGAGACGGTCTATCGCGAGTTCTACATGGACGGCACGGTCTGCCGCACTGGCGTACGCAACGAGGCCGGAGAGCTGGTAGAGGATGATCGGCCATTGGGTGTCGTCGACGGCAACGCCAACCTGGTACGCGGCCTAGGCTACATCCCGGTCATTTACTGCGGGTCGACCGACAACTCGCCGGACGTGGACGAGGTCCCGCTGCTGACCATGGCCCGGGCTGCGCTGAAGTCGTACCAGCTCAGTGCCGACTACTTCACCGCACTGCACCAGACCAGCCACCCGCAGCCGTGGGTCTCTGGGTTGGACGAGAGTGTGGAGCTCAGTGTCACGGGGCCGTCAGCGGCATGGGATCTCGGCCCCAGCGGCCAGTGTGGCTATCTGGAGTTTCAGGGCGCCGGCATCCAGGCAGTTCGCACTGCGATGGAAGACCAGAAGAACGCCGCGCTCGAAGCTGGCGCCAAGGTCATGGACGTCTCCGGTACGGAATCGGGCGAGGCACGCAAGACCCGGCAGAACGACCAGCATGCAACGCTGCATAGCATCGTGATCACCGCTGCAGAGGCCATCGAGCAGGCCCTGCGGTACGCCGCAGAGTGGACCGGCTTCAACCCGGATGAGGTGGTCTTCACGGTTAAGCCTGAGTTCGTGATCCCGGAGGTCAACGCCCAGGTGCTGGCCGAGCTGCAGAAGAGCGTCATGGCAGGCACCATCAGCGCCGAGACGTATTGGCAGTACCTCACCACTGGCAAGCTGCCCGAGCGCCCGTACAACGAAGAGGCCGAGCTGATCGGCGACGACCACGGCGCTGGCGGCGTCAACCTGGACAAAGACGATGGCGACGAAAGCGGAGCAAACGGCGGACGAGAAGCTGCTGGAGCAAGTAAGCCGCCACTCGGTTCTGCTTGAGCGGCTGAAGGCTGGCGAGGTCAAGAAGTTCGAAACCGTCTTGCGCAAGGTCGACATGCAGGTCAGGGATCAGCTCACGCGCAAAGAGTTGACGACCTACAGCCGGAGCCGGCTTGAGGAGTTTCTCGGGCGGGTGGGCGGCAAGCTGCTGGAGATCTACAAGGCCTTCAGCTACCGGATGCAGTCCGACCTGGTGGACATCGCGCAGTACGAGGCCGCATTCGAGGGCCGCAGCTTGGCCAAGGCGCTGCTGGTCGATGCGGTCATGCCGGCGGACTCGCTAATCAAGGCGGCGATCAATACGCAGCCCCTGCAGGTGGCGGGCGTCGATGGCGGCAAGCTGCTGAAGCCCTTCCTGACTGGATGGACGCGCACCGAGTCGGATCGGGTAACCAACGCCATTCGAATGGGTGTCGTCCAGGGCCAGACCAATGCCGAGATCACCCAGGCCATTCGCGGCACAGCCGCGCAGAACTTCACAGACGGCGTGCTGGCGGTCACGAACCGAAGCGCACGGGCAGTCGTCCAGACCGCAGTTCAGCATGTGGCCACGACGGCGCGCATGGAAACGCTCAAGGCCAACGCCGAGGTTGTACCGGGCTATCGGATCGTCGCCACTTTGGACCGGAAGACCAGCGTGCAGTGCCGGAGTCTGGATGGTCGGGAGTACGAGATGGGCAAGGGGCCAGTGCCCCCGTTCCACATTCACTGCCGAACCACCATCACGCCGATCACCAGGTTGTCGGCGCTGTTCGGGCAAGGTGCCACGAGGGCAGCTGTTGGCGCTGATGGTGGCGGGCAGGTGTCGGCAAGCCTCAGCTATTACCAGTGGCTCAAAACGCAGCCAGCAGCCTTCCAGGATGCCGCGCTGGGGCCGGTGCGCGGCAAGCTGTTCCGAGATGGTGGGCTGACGGCCGAGCGCTTCGCCGCCCTGCAACTGGACAGGACCTTCAAGCCGCTGACGCTTGATCAGCTCAAGGAGCTGGAGCCGCTGGCGTTTGATCGGGCAGGGTTATGAGGGTTTGAAAGCTCTGTCCGCCACCAGCTATAACATCTCCGCCTAGACGGAGAAAACACATGGCATCGAAAACGATAGAGCTTCGAACCAACGCTGAGCGCAATTACATTTTGGTTTCAGCCATCATCGACTGGTTTGAGCCGAGCATAATTGGAGGCTCGGACAAGACTCTGCCGGCCGCTAGGAAGGCCTACGTGATTTACGGGGATGTTGCGACAATCGAAGATGAAATCGAAGGAAGGCGATTCTTCCGACGTCGAGAGAAGGCCGTCGTAACCGCCTTCCTAGATAAATTCAGCCTTCAGCCTGGTGATCCCATCCTCGTGGAGCGCTTAGCCCCTTACACCTACCGATTTATGCCTGGATAAGCCAGGTGCAACTTCGACCCGCTACGGCGGGTTTTTTTATGCCCGCCAGGCGGGCCCATCCAATCCCCAGGGGATAGCCACATGCCTTTTGACTTCGACCCGGCCGCCCACGGCCTCACCCTCGACGAAACCCAAACCGCCGCGCTGAAGGCAGCGCTGGGCGGCGAGGTGCAGAAATTCCTGGACGGTGAGGTCTCGGGCCTCAAGACCAAGAACCAGGAGCTGATCGGCTCCAACAAGACCATCAAGACCGAGCTGGACAAACTGAAGGGTCAATTCGAAGGCCTGGATATTGAGGCAGTGAAGGGCCTGCTGGCCAAGGTTGGCCAGGACGAAGAGACCAAGCTGATCGCCGAGGGCAAGCTGGACGAAGTCTTCACCCGACGTACCGAGCGCCTGCGCACCGACCTGGATAAGCAGGTCAAGGCCGCCAACGAACGCGCGGACAAGGCCGAGGCCTTCGCTGCCAAGTACAGCGACAAGGTGCTGGCCGATTCCATCCGCGCAGCCGCCATCAAGGCCGGTGCGCTGCCCGAGGCTGCCGAGGACATTATCCTGCGCGCCCGCGGCACTTTCAAACTGAGCGAAGACGGCGAGCCCGTTGCCACTGACCGTGCCGGTGAAGTCGTGTACGGGAAGGACGGCAAGACTCCGCTGTCTCCCCTCGAATGGGCGGAATCGCTGCGCGAAACCGCTACCCACCTGTGGCCAAGGGCTCAGGGTGCCGGGCAGACCGGTGACAACGGTGGCAAGGCCACGAAGAAATGGGGCGAGTACACCGAGACCGAGCGCGCGGCGATGGCTCGTGACAACCCCGACGCTTTCAAAAAACTCCAAGCCACCCGAGGAACCTAACCCATGGCATCTACCCAACTGTCGGACATCTTTGTTTCCGACTACTACGGCACTCTGGAAGCGGTGAATTCCCCAGAGAAGACCGCCGTCTTCGAGTCGGGCATCATCACCCGCTCGGCCACCCTGGACGACATCGCCAAGAATGGCCAGGGCACCTCCGAAATCAGCTACTGGCAGGATCTCGACGCGGACGAGGCGCCGAACATCTCCAACGACAATCCGGATGATCAGGGCGAGGTCGGCAAGGCCGAGCAGGGCAGCATGCGCGCCCGGACCCTGTACCTCAACAAAGGCTACGGTGTCTCCGACTTGGCCGCCGAGCTGGCCAACTCCGAGCCGATGCAGCACATCCGCAACCGCTTCGGCACCTACTGGACCCGCCAGTGGCAGCGTTACCTGATGGGCGCCGGTCGCGGCATCATCGCGGCCAACATTGCCCAGAGCGGCGGCGACATGGTCAAAGACTCGGGCGCCTCGATCAGTGCCAACGCCTTCCAAGACGCTGCGTTCACCGCCGGCGATGCCGCCGACATGTTCGCCGCCATCGGCGTGCACTCGGTCGTCATGAACCAGATGGTCAAGCAGGACATGATCGAGTACCTGCGCGACTCGCAGGGCAAGATCATCCTGGCGACCTACCTGGGCAAGCCAGTGTTCATGGACGATGCCCTGACCTACGCGCCGGGCCAGTACCTGTCGCTGTTCTTCGGCCAGGGTGCGTTCGGCTACGGCGAAGGCGATCCGACCAAGCCGGTCGAGCTGGAGCGCAAGCCTGGCGGCGGTAATGGCGGGGGCGCCGAAGTCCTGTGGGAGCGGAAGACCTTCATCCTGCAACCGGCTGGCTTCAGCTGGCAGGGCAGCGAGAACCGCAACCTCAGCCCGACCGCTGTCCAGTACGCTGCTGCAGCGAACTGGAAGCGCGTCTTCGACCGCAAGCAGGTTCCATTCGCCGCAGTCATCAGCGGCACTGCCACCCCTTGAACCCATGAGGCGGGGCGCCGACCTGGCGCCCTGCGCAGGAGATCGCTATGAAAGTTATCTACACCGACAAGCCAGGCCGCGAGCGCGGCGTTTGTTACCGGCTCCTGAGTCAGTTCTTCGGGGTCATCGACGGCGCAACGCATGTTGTGGTCGAAGGCGAGGCGCCTGAGATCGTCGAGGCCTACGAGGTTGCGGGTATCAAGGTTGGCGAGCAAGACGGCCAAGAAGAGGCCGAGACTGACCCGCGCAAGATGAACGTTCCCGAACTGAAGGAATGGCTCACTGCCAAGGGCATCGACTTCGACGCCGGCGCGAAAAAGCCCGACCTGCAAGCCCTGATCCCCCAGGAGTAAGCCATGACCGACTTCATCACCGTCGCAGATGTCGACCAGAAGCTCGGGCAGGGCTGGGCTGGTGCCGGTGATGCGGTCCTTGCCGTGGCCATGGCCAACGCCTGGCTCACGGCTAAGATCAAGCGGACGGTGCCAGATCCGGTGCCTGACGCCATCGTGAGTGCCGGCGCGCAGGTGGCCAAACTGGCTGCGGCCGGCCAGCTTTACAAGGACACCCAGCGTGAGGTGCAGAGCAAGACGGTATCGGCCCAGGCCGGCACTTCGACCAGCAAGTCCTATGTCGCGGGATCGGTCGACCGCTCCGCTGGTGAGAACTTCGCCCTCGACCTCATTGCCCCCTGGATCCGGCGCTCTGGCACCGTGATGCTGAAGCGGGTGTAACGGCCTTCAGTTTCGCCAGGTCTGTTTCAGCTCCTGATCAAACCACTGCTCAGCTACATCGTTCGCGGGCATCACGCTCTTGAACTCTAGGTAGTGCCCATAACCATGAGTGCGAAGCCAGTCTTTGAACTCTCCAAAACTCGGGTTCCAACCTGGCGGCTGCTCCTTGGTTCCCGCCCAAGTGTGAGCAAGTTGGCGTATCGCCATTTCGCATTCAGCTTTTGTCATGTCCGATCTCTGTCAGGGGGTTTGGCTGGAGTTTATTTGAATGGGCATGCGAGAAGAAATCCAGGCCGAGCTGGCGGAAGCGTTCGATGATCCAGATGGCCTGGCCGACACGGTGAAGCCTGTTGCAGGTAGCCGCACGGTCAAGGGCGGGTATGACCCCGAGATCGGCGGCACCGTCCCGGCCTCGACCATCCATTACACAGGGCGCGGCGTGTTCGGGAGCTACCTGGCCAAGGAAATAGACGGTACACGCATCCAGACCGAGGACGTGAAGCTCCTGCTCCTCCAAAACGAACTGTTCGAGGGGCAGGCTGGCGCTGTTACCGATGTGCCAGCGGTGCCCAAGATCGGCGATCAGGTGAGCGGCTACCGCGCACTCAACGTGTCCCAGGACCCTGCCCAGGCGACTTGGACCATCCAGCTGAGGAAGTGATATGGCGCGTGGCTCACACATGGCCCAGCGATACGGTGGCCAGCAGGGCGGCTTTACCGAAGCTATCCGGGCATTCGCCGAGCAGGCGGAGCAAGCCCTGGACGCTACCTTCCGCGAAATCGTGATCGAGATCGGCAGCAGCGTTATCCGCATGTCGCCGGTAGGCAACCCTGAGATATGGGAGGCCAACGTGGCCCATCGGGCCAAGGCAACCAGGGCCGCCGATGACTACGACTTCAAGGTCGCGGTCCGCAACACCCTGATCAACCTGAACCAGGACAACTTCACCAAAGCCGGCAATCTGCGCAAGGGCGTCAAGTACGCCAAGCCCCTGACCAAGACCGAGCGCGAGCAGAACTTCGCCACCAATGGCTTGGTAGCAGGCCAGGGCTACGTCGGCGGACGGTTCCGGGGTAACTGGCAATTCTCCATCGATTCACCAGCTACCGAAGAACTCGACCGCATCGACCCGTCGGGCAGCCAGGCGATCGCTGACCTGCAGGCCCAGGTGCAGGCCCTGACCATTGGCCAGACGGCCTACATCGTGAACAACCTAATCTACGCGGTGCCTTTGGAATATGGGCACTCAACCCAGGCACCGCACGGTATGGTCCGGGTCACCCTGGCCAACTTTCAGCGCATCGTCGACGAAGCTATCAGGAACAACCAAGTATGAGCCATGCACGAGCCCGTCAGGCCATCGAGATCAAGCTGATGGACTGGGCTGCGGCGCGACAGATCCGGGTCGCCAATTTTGAAGAAGGCTTTGAGCCACAGATAAACGAGTCCTACCTACGGGCGTACCTTCTGCCGGCTGGAACCGCCTGCCGCTACCTGGGTGGCGAGGCCTACGAGTACACCGGTGTCTACCAGGTGAGCATCGTCTGCCCGGCGGGCCAGGCGCTGGCTACTGCTGAGGTCCTGGTCGACGAACTGAGCATCTTGTTCCGAGTCGACACCGAACTCAGCCGCAACGGCTTCGAAGGCTTGATCGTCGAGCCGCTGGAGCAGGGGCCCACCATCACCGAGCCTGCGACCTACACGGTCCCGGCCAGCTTCACTTACCGCGGAGTCGCGGACCAATAGCCAGATGTAGATTGCCGGGAGAGCGGCGCCAACCATCTGGTCCATCTCAAGCCTCTGCATTTGCGGAGGCTTTTTTGTTTCTGGAGATCCACAAATGCGCGGCTCGATCCAATCCGTCAACTACACGCCCAAAACGCCATGCGGCAAGAAGGGTTCCGGCTGGAAGCTCGATCTGGCTTCAGGTGACTTCGAGATCAATTCTTGTGCCTTCGGCAGCGCCTCTGCCGCGCCCGAACGCCAGATGGTGTCGGTCGAGGTGGCCAGCTGGAGCAAGCACGACTTGCCCAAGAACGCCGCCAACCTGCTCCAGTTCTTGCAGGTCGAGCTGCAACGAGTTCCGGAAGAGTATCGCCACGCCGCAGAGTTCGAAGAGTTCGATGCGGGCTACGGCGATGAGTCGTTCAATGCTCGCTTGTTCCTTAGCTACTCCCGCCTTGAAACCGAGGAGGAGCTGGCTGATCGCCTGGAGAAGGCGAAGGTGGCCGGCACTCGGACAGTGCACGCCGGTGGTTGCACTACTGTGATTGTCGACGGAGTGGTTCGGTATCGTATTGGCAACTTAGACGCGCCGCTGCCAGAGCCTGAACAGCCAAAGACTTTCAAGGTTGAAGGCGGTCAGGTCTATATCAGCGAGGCGTTTATTGATGAAGGCTCGATCGGCATCGGTCCCGTCGCTATGCCGGGGTCGCAGTGCGTGGTGTCAGCTCACGGGTTCGCAGTGAAAATGCAGGTCAACGCCCAGGGCCACTATGTTGTTGCTGGTATTGGGGTAGGCGCAAATCAAGACGAGCCCTCACCAAATGAATGGGTCCGGCAGATTCTGCGCGAAGAGCTTCAACCTGGCGGAATGCTGCACCGCAACTGACTGTTTCATATTGCCCGCCTTGAGCGGGCTTTTTCGTTTCTACCCAAGAGGAAAACACCATGGCCGCACGCTTCCCGCTGCCGAACGGTTCCGTGCTGGAGATTGCCTCCGCACTCGGCACCGCCATCGCCTTTACCACTCTGACCAACGCCGCACCGCCCGTGGCTACCGCCGCCGATCACGAGATCGAGAACGGTGATGTTCTGTTGGTGAACTCGGGCTGGGCACTGATCACTGACCGCGCGGTGCGAGCTGCCAGCGTGACGGCCGACAGCTTCTCGCTCGGCGGCCTGAGCACCACCAACGTCGACAAGTTCACCCCCGGCTCTGGTGTCGGCTCGGTAGTTCCTGTGTCCACCTGGGCGCAGATCTCCAAGGTCACGGGTTTCACCGTTTCGGGTGGTGAGCAGCAGTTCCTGACCGTGGGCTATCTGGAGAACGATGACGATCTACAGTTTCCGACCAACCGAAATCCGATCACCCTGTCGGTCACTGTCGAGGACCAGCCATCGGCGGCCTACGTGAGTGCTGTGGAAGGCTTTGGTGACTCGAAGGAATTGACAGTGCTACGCCTCAAACTGCCAGGTGGTGACCAGATCCTGTTCCCGGGCTACGTCAGCATCACCAGCACCCCGACCATGGAGCGCAACCAGCTCATGACTCGGACCATCAGCGTCGGCCTCTCCGGTCGTCCTGTTCGCTTCCTGGCCGGCGCGTAAGGAGACCTCATGGCGAAGATCAAGATTGCACAGGATCCAACGTTCAGCGCAGTGGTGCAGATTCCGCGTATTGGTGCTGAACCAGTGCCTGTTGAATTCCAGTTCCGCTACCTGGATCGGGTGGCTCTTGCTGAAATGTTCGACCAGTGGAACAGGGCGCGCGATGCCTGGGCCGCCAAGGCGCAGGGGGAAGGTATCAGCTGGAAGGACGCCACAGCTGCGGAAATAGACCTTCAGGTGTTGCAGCTCAAAGACATCGTGGTCGGCTGGGATCTGGAAGACGAGTTTGGCGACGAGGCTCTTGCCGAACTGGTGCGCACTTGCACCGGGGCACCGAAGGCCGTCACCGATGCCTTCCAGAGTGCCTACGCACCGGCGCGCTTGGGAAACTGAGGGCGGCGGCCAGAGCCTGTTACGAGCGCGGTCCATCCTCCGAGCAGTTGGCGGTACTGGGGCTGACGCTGGCAGATATCCCTGACGAGGAGATCGAGGTCTGGCCAGATGCTTGGCCAGCTTTCCGTCTGTTCGACGCCATGTCCACCCAGTGGCGAACTGGCATGGGTGGCGCCTCCGGTCTGGACTACTCGGCTATCCCTGCCGCCGCGGCAATGCTTGGCATCAAGCGACGCGACCTGCCTGATATCTTCCCAGACCTCCGTGTGATGGAGGTCGAGGCCCTGGCCGTCATGGCCGAATCCACGGAGTAGCACATGACCACCATCGCCTCTCTCGGCATCCAGGTCGAATCCGGCGATGCCGTTGAGGCCAAGGACAATCTCGACCAGCTTGCTCAGGCCGGACAGAAAGCGGAGAAGGCTGCTGAAGGCCTGTCTGCCAGCTTCGACAAGGCATCTTCGTCCGCAGGATCTCTGGCGTCGGCAGAGGGGCGGGTCGCCGAGTCTACTGAAGAGGCGATGACTCGCCTCACGGCCATGGCCAAGGCATCCCTGGAGGCGAGCGATTACCACAAAAGCTTGGCGGCGAGCCTTACCAACACCTCCTCGGCAATGGGCTCTGCAAGCTCTGCAGCGACGGACTGGTCCGCGTACCAGGCCGAGATCAACGCTCGCGCTCGAACCTTGATGGAGACCGAGGAGCGTCTCGCCGACTCAGTCCGCCAGGCCGCAGTAGCTACTGGGGTGCAAGGAGAGGGTCTTCAGGCTCTACTGGGCAAGATCAATCCGACTTTGGCTGCTTTAGACAAGCTCGATCAGCAGCAAGCCGCTCTTCAGCAATACAAGAATACTGGTGCGCTTGATGCTGAGACATTCGGGGAGTATCGAGCAAAGATAGATCAGGCTCGAATAGCTCTTGGCAACGCCGATGCTGCGCTAGGGAAAACCGGCATGACTGCCAAAGCCACGGCTGCGGCCCTGCGTGGAGTTCCTGCACAGTTTACGGACATTTTTGTATCTCTTCAGGGTGGTCAGGCGCCTCTGACCGTGTTGCTGCAGCAGGGGGGCCAGCTCAAGGATATGTTCGGCGGAATCGCGCCGGCGGCAAAGGCCCTGGGCGGCTATGTGCTTGGCCTCGTCAATCCGTTCACCGTCGCAGCTGCTGCCGCTGGCGCGCTGGCCCTAGCCTATTACAAAGGCAGCCAGGAGGCTGACGAGTACAACAAGGCGATCATCTTCACCGGAAACTCCGCGGGCACCAGCGCCGGGCAGTTGGCAGCTATGGCTCAGCAGGTGAGTGCCACTGTCGGCACAACTGGCGCAGCAGCTGAAGTGCTGGCCAAGCTCGCCGGTAACGGCAAGATCGCCAGCGGGAGCTTCGAAGAGATCACTGAAGCAGCGCTCAGCATGGAAAAGGCCACTGGCCGCTCCATCGATGAAACGGTTGCCGAGTTCGCCAAGATCGCCAAGGACCCGGTCGCAGCCGCCAAAGAGCTGAACGACCAGTACAACTTCCTGACGGCGTCGGTCTACTCGCAAATCGTAGCCTTGAAGGACCAGGGTAATACCATCGGCGCGGCCAAGCTGCTGACTGATACCTACGCCGACACCATCAGAACCCGAACCGGCGAGGTCACCGAAAACCTCGGCTTGATCGAGAGCGCCTGGAAAGGAATCAAGAGCGCCGCCGCTGAGGCTCTCGACGCCACGCTGAGTGTCGGCCGGACACAGACCCTGGAACAACAGGCGGAGGTGATTCGCCAGCGGCTACAGACAAATCAGGGCCGTGGCGGGCGTGCTGCTGCCATGGGGATTGAGACCCGGGACACCGAGAACGACAAGAAGGAACTTGCCTACCTCGAGATGCAAATTGAGGCAGAGCGGAGTCGTACCAGGTTTGTAGCAGATCGGGTGCGGGTAGAGCGAGACGGTATCGATGCAGCTGCACGCCTCAAACAAATCAGCGATACCAACCTCACCAATGAAGAGAAGCGCAATAAGCTGATCAAAGAGTATCGGCGGGATGTCGAGGCGCTGCGAAGGGCCAACCCGAATGACCCGTTGGTGCAGGCTGATGTGGTCGCCAAGACCATTCAGAACATTAAGGACAAGAACAAAGACCCGCTGGTCCGGGCCGCAGCGGTAAACCTGTCGAGCTTCAATGACTCCAAGAACTCGCTCGCGGCGATACTCGCTGAGTACAAGAACGCCGAGAAGGAGCTGGATGCATCCCAGAAGGCCGGCATCATCTCCCAAGAGTCATACGCGGCCCAGCGCGCGGCTATCATCGAGCAGCGGAAGGACGAGGTGACCAACGCCTACCAGGCGGAGATCGCGGCGCTCGAAGCCGCCAAGGGCAAGGCCGGCACTTCAGCCGCCCAGCGCATCCAGCTGGACCAGAAGATCGCCGATGCCCGGGCCAACATGGTCAAGGCGCAGAAGGACGCTGATTCGGAACTGGCCGTGCAGGCCACGAACGAAGAGGGGCGGCTGCGCAAGCAGGCCCAGGCGGTGCAGACCTACACCAGCGCGCTGGATCAGCAGTTGAAGGCTCTGCGCTTGCAGGGCCAGCGATCTGCTGAAGGGCTCGGCCTAGGCGACCGGCAGCGCGGCCTGCAGGACCAGCAGAACGGCATCGCCGACCGGATCAACCAGCAGAAGCTGGACCTGGCCAACCAGTACGGTGACGGCTCCCGCGGCATGAGTCTCGACGAGTACAACCAGAAGCTCGCGGCGCTCGACAAAACCCAGCGTGATCTGCAGGAAACTGCGATCGCCAACTACAACGACATGACCACTGCCCAAGGCAGCTGGAGCGCCGGCGCTTCGTCGGCATTCCAAAACTACCTGGAGTCGGCCCGTGATGTCGCCGGCCAGACCAAGAGCCTGTTCACCAACGCCTTCAGCTCGATGGAAGACTCCGTCGCGAACTTCGCCATATCCGGCAAGTTCTCGTTCGCCGACTTCACCAAGTCGATCCTGGCGGACATGGCGCGGATTGCCACCCGGCAGGCTGCCTCAGGGCTGCTGTCGAGCATTGCCGGCAGTGCGCTGGGCGCCTGGTTCAGTGGCGGCAGCGGACCTACCTCTGCAGGCTCAACCCAGGCCGGCTACAGCCCGGAGATCATGGACAACTTCGTCTCTGGTCAACGTGCCGCTGGCGGACCGGTAGCGGCGAACTCGCTCTACCAGGTCAACGAACTGGGACCGGAGCTGCTGAATCAGGGAGGGAAGACCTACCTGATGATGGGGGCCGAGGGCGGTACGATCACACCGCTGGGAACTGGGCCGCTATCCGCTGCGGCAGCAGGAGGGGGCGGCAGTACCGTGATCCATGTGTCGGTGAGCATTGATGGCGAGGGAAATGCCGCATCGTCGACCGACACCGCTGGATATGAGCAGTTCGGCAGCGAGCTCGCGACGTTTGTTGAGCAGAAGTACAACCAGATGATGGCCAAGGATCTCAGGCAGGGCGGCCGTATCAACACGGCATTGAAGGGGCGCTAATGGCTATCGAGACATTCACCTGGCGGCTGCAGTCAGGCGAGCAGGGCGAGTTCACCTTTGCGGTTCGAACCAAGCGCTTTGCGGATGGATACGAACAGTCCGTAGGCGAAAGCCTGAACAACCGTTCGCAGTCCTGGCCCATCACGTACACCGGTACCAAGGAGCGGGTGAAGGCCGTAAAGGCCTTCCTTGATCGGCACCAGGGCGCGAAGGCCTTTCTATGGACGCCTCCGCTTGGAGAGCTCGGCCTGTACAAATGCGCCGGTTACCAGCTCAGCAACCGCGGCGGCCTGATCTACGCCCTGGCCGCAACATTCACGCAGACATTCCACCCTTAAGGTCAATCCATGCCCCTGATCAGAGACATCCAGAAGCTCGAGCCTGGCAATGAGGTGATCCTCTTTGAAATCGACGGCTCCGAACACGGCGCCGACGTGCTGCGATTCCACGGCCACGCTATCCCGCACTCGCCCGAGGAACTAGCTGCAGCCGGCGCGAACGCCGATCAGCTGCCGGCCAAGTCGATCTTCTGGCAGGGCAACGAGTATGCGGCCTGGCCAGTGCAGATCGAAGGTATTGGGGCGGACAGCAACGGCTCTGCAACCCGGCCGACATTGTCCGCTGGCAACGTCAACGGCCGTATCACTGCGCTGTGCCTGGCGTTCGACGACCTGCTGAAGTTCCAACTGACGGTGCGCGAGACCCTAGCCCAGTACCTGGATGCTGAGAGCTTCCCGGGCGGTAATCCCGAAGCGGACCCGACCCAGGAAGCGCTCGAGATCTGGTACATCGACCAGAAGACCGGCGAAGACGGCGAGATGGTCGTGTGGGAGCTTTCTTCCCCGGGCGAGATTGACGGCTTCGGTCTGCCGGGCCGGCAGATGACCACCTTTTGCCACTGGGCCATGACCAACGGCTATCGGGGCCCTGACTGCAACTACACCGGCGCTGCCATGTTCGACGACGAGGACAACCCCACGGACGACCCTTCGAAGGATCAGTGCAAGGGCTGCCTCAGCTCCTGCAAGTTGCGCTTCGGCGAAACCAACGAGCTTTCCTTCGGCGGCTTCCCAGCCGTATCTCTGATCGCACGGAGCTGACCATGCGCAAACACATCCTGGCCGCCGTGCAAGCGCACGCCGCGGCGGAATACCCGCGCGAGTGTTGCGGGCTGATCCTGGCCGTCGGCAGCAAGCAGATCTACGTGCCGTGTACTAACACTGCGAGCGACCCGAGTGAAGAGTTCCGGATTGCACCGGAGGAATACGCTGCAGCGGAAGACCGGGGCGAGGTGATTGGCATCGTTCATTCGCACCCCGACGCCACCAGCAGGCCATCGCCGCGCGACCTGGCCATGTGCGAAGCCACGGCGCTGCCCTGGCACATCCTGTCCTGGCCTGAAGGCGACCTGCGCACCATCACCCCAAGCGGCAGCACGCCGCTGCTGGGCCGACCATTCGTGCACGGCGCCTGGGACTGCTGGCAGGCCTGTGCGGACTGGTATCAGCGGGAGTGGGGGCTGGAGTTTCCGGCCTATGCCCGGGAGGACGGTTGGTGGGAGCAGGCCGCCGGGCCCAGCCTGTACGAGCAGGCCTACGAGGCAGCGGGCTTCTACCGAGTCGACCAACCGCAGCGCGGCGACATGATCGTCATGGAGGTAGGGCGCACGGCGCACCCGAACCATGCTGGGATCTACTTAGGTTCAGACCCGCAATTGCCGGACGAACAGGTTCAGGTGTTCGGCCAAGGCCCGTTCCTGCTGCACCACCTGTACGGAAGACCATCAGAAATCATCGTGTTCGGCGGGCCATGGCTTGCCCGGACACGTCTTGTGTTGCGTCATCAGGACGCGAAGTGAAGCGGCTAGGCAGCAGGAGAGGGTTATGCAGCAGCGCTACGTGCTGACGATCTGGGAACTGTTCACGATCCGCGAAGGCATCGTGAGCGGCGGAGAATCTTTCGTTGCCATCATGGATGGACAGACGGAAGTCGACCGTATGAGATTCACTGGAAAAACAGGCCCAGGCGGCAATGGCTACCGCCGTAGCTACACAGGGAAGCAAGGCCTCACTGCGAGGATGATTTCTGGGCCTGGCCGAATCAGATTTGACGCCGTCACACCGGCGGCGTGAGACCTCCGACGTAATTATCGGTGCCCAGCTCGTGCGAGCCGTAATCGACGGTGTAATTCCCTCCTCGGGCAGCAGCTTCAGCTTCTGCCACTTCCCGGCTCGGGTAGACATCTACAAAGTCCCAGTTCGTTTTATCAACGAGTCCCCAGCCCAAGACTGAACCTTCATTATCTGGGTCAGGAGGTAGGTTTTTCGCCAAGCTGCGAATGATCATGAATCAGTCCTTGATGATGATGGGGCACAACGCTACTACGCCCCGGCCCAGGCCATGTATTGGCTTTTCATCCAGGGTGGATGGGTGGACAGTTCTATGCAGAAGCCGGACTGACGATGGACTTGCACTGTAGTGTTTTGATTCAATCAACGTTCAGATAGCGCCAAAATAGGGACTTGGCCATGCAGAGCAAAATCGAAATTCCACTGCTCAATTTACCTAGAACACATCCTACAGAAGACGCCATAAAGTCCTGGGGGCAATCTAGAACGAACTACGACGCTGACTTCTGGGAGTTTGAATATAGGAATTATAGGTATTTGAGCGGGCTGGATGATAGAGCTTTGGAGAAAAGGCACAATGACATTGTGAAAAACCTTGAATGCCTTGCATCTCCCGATCGCGATGTCATTCCAATTCTCTCGTTCCTGAGTTCTTGGTATTGGTACAGAAAAGAGCACCAAACAAGGCTTGAAATGGCCATGCGCGGTATAGCCGCGCGGCTAAGCTCCGGCCACCGGCCAAAAGTTTTAGTGGGGACCGGCCCTGTGCGCCCAAAGCATCCAAATGCTGGTGATGTGCTATACCGATATGGGAACTTTAAATGGCTAGAGCAATTGCATAAGGTCGGCGGGTTACGGATGTGGCATGCTGATTTTTATGCAAGGCTTGAGAAAGATGCTGCCCGTCAAGATCAAGAAATGGTGAAAGGTAGATTCCTCAACGGACCGAAGACAATAATCACCAATTTGGATGGTTTGAGAATACCTACGATTGGCGATGTTCGCATAAGTCACAGTGGTCCTGAATATTTCCTACTGTGCATGTCGTGCGATTGGGATGTAGAGCTTTTTGACGACTTCGGTGTGGATCATTGCGGCGTTGTAGAGGACGTTGAGGGGTTCGCACTGAAGCTTGAGGAGGCATTGGCGCACGCGATGCCTGGATATAGATTTCACCATAATCCTGTAGAGTATTATGACCCCTATGAGGCTGTGAGGGATCAATATTTTTCACATGCTATGTCAAAAGATTTTAAGTATGCGTACCAAAGGGAGTATCGATTTCTGGCGCTGAATACGAATTCTGATGTCTCTGGTATTGAGTGTGTAGACCTACAAGTTGGCCCGTTGGGCAGCGGGTTCAATATACACACACGCTAGCAGTGGCTTGGTTTGCAGCCATTTCTTGAACAAGTAAGTGCTAGCCCAGCCCCGCGCTGGGCTTTTTGCATCTGACGCGGACGTCGACTGGCTAATGTCTGTAAGGCTCGGAATGAAGGTCCCAAGTCCGGGAGTCTTCGTAGCAGTACCGGTACGAGAACTCGGGATACTGCAAATGCACCCTCGGTAGTTTTCCGTCGTAATCCTCGTTGAGTGCTGAGAAGTATTTGGCACCCAGGAAGACCTCGACGATCGCTGACGGGGGAATCTCGAAGTCTTGATGCTTAACCTGCGGTGTATATTCCACACGCCGAGCCACCCGGATCTCTTCCTCGTATGACCAGTGCAGCGACTTGTAGAGGAACAGTCGCTCCAGCATTAGCCTCTCATGCTGAGCGGAAATCTCATCGTGATACGGAAGCTCATCACCGTCCACGCTTGGTCTGACCGTGGTGTAGATGATGTTTCCGGTACTGGCGGTAATGATGTTCGAATCTGCACATTCCAGGCCGGCCGCCTTGGCGTCGATAGCGATCACGCCGCCAGTATGATTCTGTCCGTAATGGGCCCACATCAGGGGGTTCAACGGATTGCGAGTGAGTGACAGGATCCCGATCGCGTTTCGAATGCAGAGCAGTCGGTCGGCATTTGTTGATCCGACTGTACGGATGTTCAAACCCTGCATGGTGTCGCCAGCTGAGGCTGCGCAGTCGAATGGGTCGTTGAAGTTGATCGGCTTAGTGAAGCGTATGGTTCGCTTCGAAAGGCAAGCATCTAAACCATCCAGGCTCATGTACTTGTAGACGATCATCGCCGCTCCTGGTTATGAAAAGCCCGGCGCTGTGCCGGGCTTGGGTTACCTGCGAATGGGCATGTGGCGGAAGTATTCGCCGATAGCACTGACTGATCCTGGCCTTAGAACTACGTCATCAGTCCAGAAAGAAGCCTTCAATGGAATGTCCACATTGAATAGGCAAACAAATTGCTCCTCATCCAGGTCGTAGATGACTCGCTCAACGGGTGGAGCAATCTCCGAGCCGGTCATCGTTTCCCACATCTTGCAGCTGGTTCCTTGCTCAAGATGCAGGCCTGGGAGCGGTACGAAGGGGAGGGCGAGCTGATGGCTGCAGTAGCCTACCAGTTCACCCTTTTGGATGATTCTGACTGCGAGCAAAACCTTGTGCATTGGATCTCCTTGAATGGGTGTCTTTGCCCGGCCTGGGGTGTTATCGCTCGTAGCTTTTCACGATGTTCCCATGCTCGTCTGCAGTGATTGCGTGCTCGCCGGTTTTCTCGTCGTACAAACGCTCTACCTTTCTGATCCCTTCCTCGGCATTAGCCAGTAGAAATCTGAGCTGGCTCAAGGCCAGCACGATGCTCTGGTCAGCCGACTCGATCGAGTTCTCTTTCGCCCAGGCTTCATACTCCGCCTGGTCAAAAATCGCTTCGTCGTGCGCGTACGACTCTTCAAGTCTCGAGATGATTTCGGCGTTGAGGCTACGTTTTGCGTGCTTGGCCGATGACTCTAATTTTTCACGTAGGTCGGCGGGCATGCGAAGCGAGTAAGGGGGCAGTACGTGCCGGTCTGACATGATTTTCCACGGTGTAATGATATTAGACGGAGAGTCTGTACGTGCATTCAAAAAGATTCAAGAATCCACTTGACGTCAAATATATGTGACGTCAATATGAATCCACGTCGCCAAGGAGGAGTACCATGAAAGACGCGCACCAAGTCCCAGCCTATAGCCTGCGGATCGCGGACGAATTGAAAAGAAAGGCAAAGCATGAGGCGGGCGCAAACCGTCGCAGTCTCAATGCTGAGTTAGGATTGCTGATCGAGGAGGGACTGAAGTGGCGGGAAATGCAAAGCAAGTAGGCAGTGGCGTGAAAACGAAGAAGCCCCAGTGCGGGAACACTGAGGCTTCGGGAAACGAGATCAACTTCGAGGAAGAAATCGTCATGAGCGATAATAGCACAAACGTAGTTCCGTTCAATTTCGGCAAGCAACAGGTCCGCACGTTGCTAGTGGAAGGTGAGCCTTGGTTCTCAGTGCAGGACCTCCTAGGGTCGCTGGAATACACCGATAGTTACAAGCCAGCGCGTGCCACTGCGCATGTACCGGAGCAGTGGAAGGGTGTGCATCGGTTGCACACCCCTGGTGGCTCTCAGCGGGCCCTGATGCTCTCGGAGCAAGGCCTGTACTTCTTCTTGGGTCGCTCGGACAAGAAGAAGGCCATTCCGTTTCAGATGTGGATTGCTGGCGAGGTGTTGCCAGAGATTCGCCGGACCGGCCGCTACGAAGACCAACAAGCCAAGATGCCAACCCTCCTGGATGAACTCATCGGCATGAGCGAGCTGGGCGTCATCAAGGGCCTCATCAGGGACAAGGGAAAGGCGGTCGCAGCAGACAAACGTCAGAGCTTTGCGCTGACCATGCACAGCCGGCTACACACCCGATTCAACGTTCCACGCACAGAGCTGATCCCGGCTGGCCAGTTCGATACTGCATGCAACTTCATCGCGGCTTATGCACTTGAGGGCGAGTACATCGAGGCCCTGCCAAAGGATGGCGTCACGCTTGACCAGTACGAAACCCATCATCTTTATCTGCTGATGTCGCGCTTCGCCGCCATGTTCAAGCATAAGAACGACATGCTTGCAGCTTCTAGGGCTCTCGAGTCAACGCCGCTCATGGGGATTTTTGAGCAGCTGAAGGATGGCGACCGCTCTTTCGAAGTGCTTGATCGTCGTCGCGGCGAGATTTATGGCGCATACAGTGCTACTGGCTGCCAAGGCGGTTACGCATGGAGGGCTGCGGCATGAGCGCGCTGATGATTGCAGGTATCGAGATACATAAAGATCAGGATGGCCGCTTCAGCTTGAACGACTTCCACAGGGCTGCCGGCGGCGAAGCACGGCACAAGCCAAGCGAATGGATGCGAGTGGGCCAGGCTCAGGAACTTGCTGACGAAATTGCCAAAGCGGGAATTCCCGCTTTGAGAGTTGCGCGCGGAGGTAGCTCACCGGGAACCTATGCCTGCAAGGAATTGGTTTACGCCTACGCCATGTGGGTCAGCCCAGCGTTCAGCCTGCATGTGATACGAACCTTCGATTCAGCAGCGGCGAACGATGCTGCCATTCCCCAAGAGCGGCGTCTGCCCGTGGCCGCCGATAACTTCGACGCAGCCAAGCGCATCGCCGAAAGCCTCAGCCTTGAAGGTAACCAAGCCATCTTGAGCGCAAACACCATGGTCCGTGCCGCCATCGGGGTAGACCTGATGGAAATGGCGGGCGTGAAGCGCCTAGCTAATGAAGCCCAGGAGCTGAACTACACTCCGACGGAGCTTGGCGCGAAGTTTGGTATGAGCGCAGTCAGTATGAACAAGCTGCTGGCCCAGTGTGGGCTACAGCATCATGTGATCTACAAGCCAGGCAAGAAACGCTGGGAGGTCACGCCGGACGGCAAGGAATTTGCCGTGATCACTGATACTGCCAAGAGGCACAGTGACGGCAGGCCGGTCCAGCAGATTCTCTGGAAAGAGTCGGTGGCCAAGCCACTGAAGCGCCTGGCTGAGAAGCTCCAAGCCGAAATTCCTGAGGTGGTTGCACACGGCCTGTCGCGGTAATCAGCCAAGCAAGCCGAACCCCGCACATGCGGGGTTTTGGTGCGGCCCCCCTAACGTGATGGCCTTGTGATATTTTTGTGCATCTTCAAAGGAGCTGCAGGATGCGAAAAATTCTAAGTTTGGTGGCTATTGCTGCCTCTATCTCGGGCTGTGCCACATCATCCGTCGATTACCGTCCGCCAACTGGTAAGGCTGTAGCTAATACGAAGGAAGTGTCTGCACCATTTGACCAAGCCTGGGATGCTCTTGTTCGTCAGCTAAGCAGTGACTTTTTCGTGATCAACAACATCGACAAAAATTCTCGGTTGATCAACCTCTCTTTCTCGACCCAGAAGCCCTCCGATTTTGTGGATTGCGGTACTACAAACCGCGTCTTTGAGAATGGTAGAGGTAAGCGTAACTACAGCTACGCTTCCGCAGACTCATCGGACTTCAGCGTGACCAACGATCAATCCATGGCTTTCAACATGTCACGCCGGAGCAAGCTTGAGGGTCGGGTAAACATTTACCTTGCGCCCACTCCAACTGGGACCACCGTGGCCGTTAATTCAAAATACGCGCTCCAGATTAATTGGTCGGCAGTGGGCTTTGATGGATCGCCAGGAGGTTCAGGAGCGAACAGCTTCGATTTCTCCACGAAGCAAGGCTATGTAGCTCCGGAGCTAACCTGTTACGCAAAGGGCACGCTCGAGCAACGGATCCTTGAAATGGTCAATTGAGGGATCATTATGCGAATTCTGATTGGGGCGGTGGCGGTAGCGGTGTTGGCGGGGTGCGTGTCGCCGAGCGACTTGAAGGAGAGCGGCCCTAGCCTCGAAGCCAAAATTGCAAAGTCTCCGCGTGACTATTCACGGTGTGTCACCCCGAAATGGCAGGACCTCAATTCGAATGTAGCGGCAACCGAGACCGAGAGCGGCTACAACATCAAGCTCAACATTGACATGGTTGGAACGCCGGCCATGGCGGTTGTTGATGAGGCTGAAGGTGGCGCCACAGTGCGAGTCTACGTTCGCAATGGCACCTGGAGTAAGTGGGTAGATGTAGCACGGACCTGCTTGTAGAAATTTCGTTTTTCGAAGCCGCCTTAGGGCGGTTTTTTTATGCCCGGAGAAAATGTATGTCTGCTATTTGCTATGAGCCGATGACCATTGTCAGGTTGTACGGTGTGCTCAGGAAGTTCGGTCGAGAGTTTCGGCTTTCCGTCAAGACCCCGGCTGAGGCGATCAAGGCGCTCTGCGTGCAGATCCCAGGGTTCGAGAAATTCATTTCCAACGCGAAGTCGCGAGGACTTGAATTTGCCGTTTTCAGAGGGACGAGGAATCTCCAAGAGAAGGAGTTGGGATTCAGTGGGGCTGGCGAAATCCGAATTGCACCTGTGGTGGTTGGTAGTAAGCGCGGAGGCAGTCTGCAGACCATTATCGGGGCCGTCCTAGTCGCTGCAGCATATGTCGTTTCTTTCACGCCATTTGCGGCTGCTTCGCCATTTCTCTACCAGGCAGGTGCGGCTTTGATGATCGGCGGCGTCATTCAGATGATCAGCCCCCAAGCTAAAGGCCTGAAGACCAGTGCTGCGCCGGAGAATCAGCCGGGATACGCATTTGGCGGCGCCCGAAACACCACTGCCAGCGGCAACCCCGTACCACTCTGCCTGGGGCGTCGGCGGTGGGGTGGAGCGATCATCAGCGCCGCTATTTACTCCGAAGACAAACTCTAACCCGCACACAGAACACCGACCGCCGCCTGGCGGTTTTTTTACGCCTGGAGGAAAGCATGGGCGCAGCACAGAAACTGGACATCGTCGGCGCCAAGGGCGGCTCGGATAAGCCGAAACAGCCTACAGAGGCGCCGGACAGCCTGCGCTCGATCGCCGTGGCAAAAATGCTGATCGCCGTGGGCGAGGGTGAGTTCGAGGGCACGCCAACTGCCCGCGACATCTACTTGGACAGCACGCCGCTTGCCGACCCGGCCGGCAACCTGAACTTCCCGAACGTGAAGTGGGAGTGGCGTACCGGATCGGTGGAGCAGGGCCATATCCCAGGCATCCCGTCCATCGAGAACGAGATCAGCGAAAGCGTCGAATTGCGCAGCGATAACGCCTACATCCGCGCGATCGACAGGCTGGAGCTGTCAGCAATCCGTTTGCGCTTTGCCTGGCCAATGCTGCAATCGGTCGATTCAGGAGGGAACGTCAAAGGCTATCGGATTGAATACGCCGTGGACCTCGCTACTGACGGCGGCGCGTATAAGCAGGTGCTGCTGGAGGCTGTCGACGGCAAGACCACCAGCACCTACGAGCGCACCCGCCGCATCGACCTGCCAAAGGCTACCAGTGGCTGGCTGCTGCGCGTCCGCCGGCTGACGCCTAACCAGAACAACAACAAGATCGCCGACACCATGCAGATCGTCGGGCGGACTGAGGTGATCGACGCCAAGGTCCGATACCCGAACACCGCATTGCTGTACATCGAGTTCTCGGCCGAGCAGTTCCGCAACATTCCCGCGGTCACTGTGGACTGTGACGCCCGCAAATTTCAGGTGCCCAGCAACTATGACCCGCGCTCCAGGGTTTACACCGGGGTCTGGGATGGCACCTTCAAAGAGGCCTGGACCGACAACCCGGCCTGGCACACTTACGGCATCACAGTGAATGACCGTTTTGGTCTGGGTCGGCGCATCAAGCCCTGGCAGGTCGACAAGTGGGAGCTCTATCGGATCGCCCAGTACTGCGACCAGATGGTACCGAACGGGAGGGGCGGCCAGGAGCCGCGTTTCATCTGCAATCTTAACCTTCAGGGCAAAGCTGACGCTTGGAGCCTGCTGCGCGATATCTCGGCGATCTACCGGGGTATGACCTACTGGGCGCAGGGGCAGGTGTACAGCTTGGCTGACATGCCGCGCGACACCGACTTCGACTTCGCCTACACCCGGGCGAACGTCATCGACGGCAAGTTCACCTATTCGAGCGCCTCGGAGCGCACGCGCTACAGCCGCGCCCTGATCAGCTACGACAACCCGGCGAACAGCTACGACACCGATGTCACCTCGGTGACCGACCAGAAGCTGCAGCGCCGCTACGGCGACAATGTGCTGGAGATTAGCGCGATCGGCTGCACTCGCGAATCGGAGGCCCAGCGCCGCGGCAAATGGGCGCTGCTGACGAACTCACGAGATCGAGGCATCACCTTCAAGGTCGGGCTCGATGGGCGAATCCCGTTGCCGGGCTATGTGATCCCGGTCGCGGACGAGCTGTTGGCGGGCCGGCCAATTGGCGGGCGCATCGCTGCTGTATCCGGCCGCACCATCGGCTTGGACCGTGACACCCAGGCCAAGGCCGGTGACCGCTTGATCCTCAACCTGCCGGATGGAACCTGCCAGGCACGCACCGTTCAATCGGTGAGCGGCCGGGCCGTAACCGTCACCACTGCCTACTCGGTGGTACCGGAGCCTGAGCTGGTGTGGGCGCTCGACGCTGACGACCTGGCGGTACCGCTGTACCGTGTGACAAGCGTTACCCGCCCAGAGCCTGGTGTGTTTGAGATCAGCGCGGTGCAGTACGACCCGAGCAAGTTTGCGCATATCGACACCGGGGCCCGCCTGGAAGAGCGGCCGATCAGCGTGATCCCGATCACCGTCGTTCCTCCACCGGCGAGCGTGGTTCTGACCTCGAACCATGCCGTAGACCAAGGTATCGCGGTCAGTACCATGACCATTGCTTGGCCGGCCGTGAACGGGGCCGTGGCCTACGACGTGGAATGGCGCAAGGACAACGGGAACTGGATAAAGCTGCAACGCGTTGGGGCGACCTCAGTCGATGTGGTCGGTATCTACGCCGGCCAGTACCTGGCTCGGGTTCGAGCAGTCAGTGCGTTCGATATCTCGTCGATCTGGCGAGACTCGATCCTCACCGACCTCAAGGGCAAGGAGGGCCTGCCACCGGCGGTGTCTTATCTGAACGCCTCGAGCGAGCTGTTCGCAATCGGCCTGCGCTGGGGCTTTCCGCCCGGCGCCGAGGACACACAGCGTACCGAGATCTGGTACAGCCCAAGCAATGACCTGTCGGTGGCCACGAAACTCACCGACCTGGCATACCCGCAGCGTGACTTCATGCTGCAGGGGCTGGCTGCGGGCGTGTCGTTCTTCTTCTGGGCACGCCTCGTCGACCGCACTGGCAACATCGGGCCGTGGTATCCCGTGGGCAACGGCGTACTGGGGCAGAGCGGCATGGATGCTTCGCCGATCCTCGACCTCATTGCAGGGCAAATTGGCGAGACTGAGCTGGGCAAGGAGCTCATCGACAAGATCGATGGCCTGCAAGACCAGATCGATGCGCTGGACGGGCTCAAGGCATACGACCCAGGTGAGCCATACGTGAAAGACCAGATGGTCGTGGCCGATGGTCGGATCTATCAGGCAAAAGGCCCTGTTCCTGCCGATGCCTCGGGCGCGAATTCGCCGCCGAACGCGAACCTCTGGATCGATGTTGGTCAGTCTGTGCAAGCGGCCAACGGCCTTGCACAGCAGGTGCAGACGAACAAGACCAACATCGAGACCGTTGACGGCAAGGTCACGGCGACAGCCGAGAGCCTGCAGGCTCTGCGGGCGTCTGCTCGTGACGCCGATGCCGAAGGCGATCTGGCCGGCGCGCTCCACCAGTGGGACGCGACAGCGGCATTTGCAGAGGAAGTGAAGGTCAGCGCCTCTCGCGATGAAGTCATCGTGCGCAAGACCGAGACGCTTGAAGCGACGATGAATGACACGACGGCGGCCGTGCAGACGATCAGCCAGGCCCAGGTCAATGCCGATGAAAAGGCCTCGACGATGTGGGCTGTGAAGATGCAGCTCAACTCGCAAGGCAAGTACGTTGTTGCCGGTATCGGCCTAGGCATCGAGAACGGGCCAGCGGGCCTGCAGAGCCAGTTCATCATCAATGCCGACAGGTTCGCCGTGGTCAACGACATCAACGGCACTCCCGCATCGTTTTTCGCGATCCAGGATGGGCAGACGTTTATCCAGGCAGCCTTCATCGCTGACGGCACGATCACGAACGCCAAGATTGGGAGCTTCATCAGTTCGACGAACTACGTGCCGGGCGTCCAAGGGTGGCGACTGAACAAGGACGGAACACTCGAGATCAACGGAGCTATTGCGGGGCAGGGACGGCTCACAATCACGCATCGTGCCGTGAAGGTTTTCGACAGCAATGACCGACTGCGCGTGCAACTTGGGGATCTAACGGCATGAGCTATGGCCTACGGACATTCAGTGAAGGCGGTGTAGTTGAGCTTGATACCGACAGCTTCACCTACCAAGTTCTTCACAGCCAAACCTACACGCTGACGGGAAATGGGGCAGTCGTTTCTGTCCCCATTTCAGGGTTCAACCCGGCAACATGCACAGCCGTGATCCTTCCAACAACTGCGCGCAAAAACGAGTTCAACGAAAGCGCAATGCCCTATATGAGGGTGGCTGTAGGCAATGTGACCGTACGATCAAAGCATCCAAACCAGCCTGGCACTGAAGATTACGGGTCACACATTCAGTTCCGTCTTCTTGTAATGAGGTTCAAGAATTGAGCTTTGGACTTTACGTTAGAAATGACGATGACTACGTGCAGATCGACTCCAACAACCCCAGGCTGTGCGCGCTGTACAGCGGGACTTACTCCGCGACAAGCTCAAGCACTGTAGTCGTCTCGTTCCCGGCCACGATAAGAACGACCGAGCCGCCCTGCATCTTCATTCGCAACTCGCCGAGCCAGCCGGACATTCTCTATCGGGAAATGACAATTACCGGCTCTCCAGGCAACTGGACAGGCTTCAGGCTCGAGAGCGGCAATGTGACCTGGCGGCCCACCGGGAAGTGGTTTGCAGCTGTATTTGCCAGCCGCTCAGCAGCGAGTTGGGGGTTGAGGATGTGGGACGAGGCCGGAGTCATCATCTACGACTCCGGGTCAACTCCGATCATATTCACCAAGGCCACAAACTCATGGAGCTATCAGGGCATGGTCCAGCTGGCACTGGGGAATGCCTACTACTACTTGTGCGCAGCTGTAGGGGCTCTGGCTTCGGACGAGTACTTCATGATCAACCCGTTTTCTCGCGGGCTCATGGCACCCAACCAGGCCCTCACAAATTGGTGTGGTGCAAGATTCAACTACTCAATCAACCGGCTGCAGATCTATTCGGTCGGGACCACAGGCTGGAGTGATCTGGGTCAACCCGGAGCTGTTTTTGCCCGCTTGCCAGGGACATAACAGTCGCATTCGAAAATCAACATTACCCGCCGCGGCGGGTTTTTTATTGCCTGGAGAATTTATGCCCTGGTACAGAGAAGGCAAGGTCGCAATCGCGGCCGGACAAACCACCGTAACCGGTACCGGTACAAACTTCGCAGCGAACTCTCGCGTCGGCGATGCTTTGCAGGGGCCTGATGGCCGTTGGTATGAAGTAACGAACATCGCAAGCGGTACAGTGCTTTCAATTTATCCTGCCTATCAAGGTGCCACCATCGCGGCCGGTAGCTACGGCCTCGCGCCCATGCAGGGGTATGTCAAAGAATCAGCCGACCGCCTTCGGCAGATCGTCGAGCAGTTCGGCTCGACTCTGGCGGTGCTCGGCGTCGCCACGACTGCACCGAAGCTTCGGGAGAACATCGGCGCCGCGGCGCGCGGGGCGAATAGCGACATCACGTCACTGACCGGCATGACAACCGCGCTGAGCGTTGCCCAAGGCGGTACCGGGGCGAACACCCAGGCGGATGCTCTATCGAATCTTGGCGCCGTTGGAGTTAGCGGCACCCAGAGTATTACTGGCCAGAAAACATTTTCGTGGCCTGTGCGGTGCTTGAGTGACGTAGGCGGTATCTGGATGACTCCTACTAACACATCGATAGACGGCATTTACATGGTGTTGAACGGTAACTCACTCGGATTCCAGCGGAGGGTAGGCGGTTTTGGCACGATCATGGCGCCTACCCCGCTTTCTATTGACCTGGGAAACTCTTTGATCCGAGCAGGATATAGCCAGGTCCCTTCTGTTGATAATGGCGCCAACTTGGGCCTGTCTAGCAATCGTTGGGGTACTGTCTATGCGGTTACAGGCACCATCAACACATCAGATGCCCGTGAGAAGACCCCCATCTCAACGATGTCCGCCGCCGAAATCAGCGCGGCGAAGACGCTCAGCAAGGAGATAGGAACTTACAAGTGGCTGGAGGCCATACAAGCCAAGGGTGCCGACGCTCGCACTCACATCGGCATGACTGTGCAGCGCGCGATTGAGATTATGGAGGCGAACAATCTTGACCCGTTCGCGTATGGATTCATCTGTTACGACAAATGGGACGAGATAGCGGATGTTGTGCAGGTCACTAGGCTAGGACGCGTGTACTACCCGGCTAGCGATGAGTCCGGTGAAGTTGAAGTGTACGTGGATGTCGAGGAGTTTATGGCCTCTGAGGAAGCTGGAACTGTGTGGGAGTTCACGCATGAAGTGACGGCAGTCACTACCCCCGGAACCAAGGCTGGAGACCGCTACTCTTTCCGCTACGACGAATTGAGCCTGTTTATTGCCGCCGGCATCGAGGCACGCCTGGCTGCGCTTGAAGAGGCCATTGCAGAGCCCGACTGACCCGCGCGCACTCAACCCACCGACCGCCACCTGGCGGTATTTTTTTGCCTGGAGAAAACCATGGCTCGAATTTCCGACTCACTGGCGGGCAGCAAGAACGCCCTCGCTTTCCTCGACATGCTGGCATGGTCCGAAGGCACGTCGATCAGCAAGCACACCCGCGACGACGGCTATGACGTGGTGGTAGGCGGCATCGACAGTCCGAACACCTTCAAGAGCTACAGCACCCATCCTGGCGTGCTGGTGACCGTGAACAACAAGGGCCTGAAGTCCACGGCCGCAGGCCGGTACCAGCAACTCCAGCGCTACTGGCCGCACTACCGCGACCTGCTTAAGCTGCCCGACTTCGGGCCCACCAGTCAGGACAAGCTTGCCCTGCACCTGATCAAGGAGCGCGGCGCCCTGGCGGACGTGCACGCCGGCCGTATCCAGGCCGCAATCACGAAGTGCCGGAACATCTGGGCCAGCCTGCCAGGCGCTGGGTACGGGCAGCATGAGCGCAAGCTGGATGACCTGCTGGCGCACTACGTCGCCGCAGGCGGGAGGCTTGCGTGAGCGGCTGGGTCTGGCGTGCGGCCGCACTATTGCTGCTGGTTGCGTCGTACTGGGGGGCCTACGACCACGGGCGCACGACCAAGGATAGTGAGTGGCAGGACAGGTGGGCTGCGCGCGATGCCAGCGACAAGCAGGCCTGGGCCTTGGCTGAAGCTGAAGAGCGCAGCAAGGAACAAGCCCGCCAACAATCAATCAACAAGGCGATTCAGGATGGACAGAAAACCATTGACCGTGCGGTGGCTGATGCTGCCGCTGCTCGTGCTGATCTCAGCCTGCGGGACGAAGTCGATCGAGCAGCCGGCCGTGCCGCAAGTGCGGCCAGCGGCCATTCCTGCACTGCCGCAGCAAGCGCGGCAGCTTCCCGCGTCGCCCTGGTGCTTGCCGACGTGCTCAAGCGCGCTGATGAAAGAGCGGGAGACCTGGCGACAGATGCTGATCAAAGCCGGGGAAGGGGAGCAACCTGCGAACAGGCCTATACTGCCCTGACCGAAATCGGAGGGCAGCATGGACGACTTGCAGGAGAAGATGGCGGCGGGTGAGCCGCTGATGCAGCAGGCGATGGATGCGGTGCGACGCTATCACGAGGCGCGAGATTCACTGACTGCCGCAGAAGAGGTCGATCGCCTGCGGCTTGAGGCAGAATCGCTTATGCAGGCTGTCAGCGAGTATCAGCAGGCTGTGCTTGGAGGTCAGGCGGCAACTCGGCATTAACCTGGAGGCCGCCGGCCTGCACAGGACCGACAGCCCAGAGGTGAAGGTGAGGGCGCTGCCGTGTGAGCGGAGTCAGCGGATCGGGTACGGGAAACAGTTATTAGCCGCTGTCAGCGACTGCAGGTAGGAATCACTCGACTGGCGGCAACACCATGTCCGCCCACTCCTGCATCATTTCCCGGCGCTGCTCTATATATGTGGCGTGGTTGTACACGTCGCGGACTGCGCTGCTGTCAGCGTGGGCCAGCTGCCGCTCGATCCAGTCCTTGTTGTAGCCGCGGGTGTTCATCTCGGTGGAGAAGAGGTGCCGGAACCCATGCGGCGACTGCCGGCCGGTATATCCGCAGCGGTCCAGCAGGTTGACGGCATAGTTGATGCCGATTGGGCGGACGGCATCTGACCGGTTCGGGAACACGTACTTCATGCCGCCGGATATCGGCAGCATCGAGCGTAGTATCTCCACGGCCTGCCGCGACAGCGGTACCACGTGGTCGCGGCGCATCTTCATCTTGCTGGCAGGGATGGACCAGGTCGCGGTGTCCAGATCGATTTCCGCCCATTCGGCCTTGCGCACCTCGGCCGGCCGGCAGACTGTGAGGATCAGCAGCTTTGTTGCGCACCGCAGTTGCAGGCCTGACTGGCTTCCTTCAATGGCATTGATGATGGCCGGCATTTCAGTGAATGCCAGGAAAGGCCGGTGTTTATGCGGCGCCATCTTCTCAGTGACAGTATGCATTTCCGCCGTGGGGTTGTTCTCGATCATGCCGGTTGCAATCGCATACCGGAACACCTGACCCATCCACTGCCTGGCCTTGACCGAGGTGGTCAACGATCCCCGGCGCTCAATCCTGCGAATAAGCGTGATCACGTCTGACCGCTTGATGGAATCAATCTGTCGCAGACCAAAGGCCGGAAGTACATCCAGTTCCATCGCATTCGAAATAATCTTGATCGTCGACTCGGTCAGGCTTCCCTTCCTGAATTCCAGCCACTCGTCATAGACTCGGCGGAATGTCCTCTCCTGAGCGCCGAGGCGCTCTGTCTTCTTCACCCTCCTTGATTCGCGTGGGTCTTTTCCTTGCGCAACATCCTCCCGCGCTTCATCCCGACGCGCGCGCGCCTCCTTCAAGCCAATCTCTGGGTAAGTCCCAAGCGAAATCCTGGCCTGCTTGCCAAGCCACGTGAACCTGAAATGCCAGCTCTTTACCCCCGTATCGGCGATGTACAGCGTGAGCCCAAGCGAGTCCGCAAGGGTGTAGCCCTTTTCCCGGGGCTTGGCCTGCCTGGCCGCGGTGTCAGTGAGCGCCAC